CCTGAAGACAACAATCACGACCTAAGACATTATTCGCACACGAACAAAAAGTTCCGTCTTGTGCCCCACCTGTTGTACAACAGGCTCCAAGTGCATCTGGAATGTAAGGTGGTTCGTTGACATTAAAGGCAACGGTTTGGTCTACTCTTAAAAGTTGTCCTCTTGAAAGTGCTGAAACAGCCTTGCGAATCTTTTGTCTCATTATGAAGCCTGATAGGTAAATGTTGCAAATTCTCTTGTCGCGTTGAATGGATCAAGAAGTGCAGAGAATCGAAGACGATCAATATCGTCCAATTCAATAAACACTTCCTCGCCGGGAAGCAACAAGTAAGCATTTGCGGTCGCACCACCAGATGAGTAATCACTATTTGATACTGCAATGATTGCACCACTTAGTGTCAGACCAGCAAAGTTTTTGATTTTGATTCCAGTTGCACAAGAGAAACCGGGAAGTTGAACAACAGGAGGAGTATCGGTTCCAAGAAACCGTGAACCCATCGTCAAGGAGGATGGCAGAACGACATCAGAGATGATTACTGATGATCCACTAATGTCCAGAGTCGTACCGTCCACATTTTGAACACCAAATGTCAATCCAGTCGTGAATCCATCGATGGTAACTCTGAATTGATCTCCTGTGATCGTACCCGTAAATCCAAAGGTTCCTGTGACCAAGATAGGACCACCCTCAGTGTTTCCGGCAACGGGAAGAGTCTGGAAGGTGTTATTGATTCCTTGAATATTTACAGGAAGCGGGTTTTGGTTTGAAACTTGTGAAAAAGAGTTTTCATCACCAAAGTCAAGTTTTACAATTTGGTAATGTGAGTCTTTTGCGGACACATAATCGGTCGCTACGCTTGCTCCGGAAAGACCGGGATTTAATCGAACATTGTCTTGCTGAAACTGTGACATAGGTGTATACTCCGTACTACATAATATGTATGCGAGGTGAATATGTTTGAAGATTTAGAAAAGACTTTCTCTCGAAAAGTTGAAGAAATGGTTCTAAAAAATGGTGATGGATATATGGATACAATTAATCTACTTTGTGAAGAAATGGTCATTGAACCAGAACTCGCTGCAAAATATCTATCAAAGCCAATTATTGAAAAAATTCGTGTGGAAGCCGAAAACATAAATTTACTCCCACGCGGTCCAAAATTATTTTCAGATGGGTCTTGACAAGGGGTCAGACCCGACTACAATACTTACAACTGTCCGACAACAAATAACAACAATTAAAACAGGAGAAAACAGTTATGTCATTTGAAGAACTTAAACGTCGAAGTCAAAATAAAGATGCCCTCATTGAGAAACTCACCTCAATGGATGATGGGGATAAGAAGAAGTCATATAAGGATGATCGTTTCTGGCGACCAACTGTAGATGACGCAGGAACCGCAAGTGCGGTAATTCGTTTCCTTCCAGAAGCACAAGGAGATGAAGATTCGTGGGTTTTGTATTACAATCACGCATTCCAAGGTCCGGGTGGCTGGTTCATTGAAAACTCTCGCACCACTTTTGGTGAGAAAGATCCGGTTTCGGAAATGAACAGTAAACTTTGGAACAGTGGTTTGCAATCCAACAAGGATCTTGTTTCTCAGAAGTATAAGAGAAAGAAGAACTTTGTATCAAACATCCTTGTCATTAATGATTCAGGTAATCCCGAAAACAACGGTAAGGTTTTCCTTTATCGTTACGGGGTTAAGATTCATCAAAAGATTATGGATGCAATGAAGCCAGAGTTTGCGGATGAAGAACCTATCATCCCATTCGATTTCTGGCAAGGTGCAAACTTCCGATTGCGTCAACGCAAGGTCGCTGGTTATCCCAACTACGACAAGTCGGAGTTTGATTCGCCTTCCGCTCTTCTTGATGGAGATGAAGAGAAGTTGAAGGCAATCTGGGAGCAAGAGTATGCTCTCAGTGAGTTTGTCGATCCGACAAACTACAAATCTTATGATGAGTTGAAGACTCGTCTTGAGAGCGTCCTTGGCGGCTCGCAGCCGACTACGACAGCAGAAACAGTTGCTGTCAATGATGCACCAGTTATCCAAACTGAGGATAAGATTTCTGGTGGTGGTCAGGGGGACCGTGAGGAAGTCCAGCCTGATTCGGAAGAGTCTGCATTGGACTACTTCCAACGGCTCGCAGCCGAGGACTGATTCCATTTGACAGAGATGGAATCCCTAAGACCCCTGCTTCGGCGGGGGTCTTTTTTTATCTACCACCAAAAGCAATTCCTTGCATAGCATATGCTGCCGCTTCCATATCTGCCGACACAGGACTTGGTGAAGACTCAAGGGCAAAGTTATTGCTAACGGGCGTTGTGCTATTTTGAACAATTACTGTTGATGCTCCAGAACCAGACTCACGTTCTGCTCTTAATCTTGCATCAAAGACTCTTTCTCTCGCCTCCATCTTTCTTTCCATTTCTGATGTGATGTCACGACGAATATTTTCAATTCTTCCCTGTGTTTCTGCTGTCCTATCAAGAATTTGATTTTCAAGATTAGTACTTAAATTCCGGGACGCTGATGCCCCCGACCGAAGAGTTTCTGCACCACCAATTTCTACTCCAAAGAAACCAAGTCTGCTATTAATATCCTCAATAATACCTGCAACACCATCCATTAATGTTGCTGCGACATTGTTTACCATAATTTTAACACGGTCAACTAAGTTTGAGAATGCTGTAGGTATCGTATCCGTAAAGAAAAATGATGCCTCTGCAACTCCTAATTTTATGAAGCCCGGAAGCGTTACAGAAAAGAAGTCTGGTAATGTTTTAACAAAGAAATTTTTGACTTTGGAAAATACGTCCGGCAGTGTAATTGTAAAGAACTCAAATACTTTTGTAAAGAATCCCGACAACCCATCAATCACCTTATCAAAGAAACCCATTACTCCTTCTTCAGACAGCAATCCAAATGATAGACCCTCCAACACGCTGGCAAAGGCTTGTCTGATGCCTTTCAAAAATCCACCATCTTCTGCGGTGAATCCTTTGATAAATCCTGTAATAGCGTCGAAAGCGATGAGTAGTTGTCCGAGGATAGGAACAAATTTGAAAACCCTTCCCACGACTCGTTTGAATCTACCAAAGAATTCACCAACTCTTGTGAACAATTGGCTCACACCTGCAAGCGAACCACCCTCTGCGAACAGTTTTCCGATTCTTCCTGCTGGTCCAAATGCCCCTTTAATCTTGGTAAAGAAGTTTGAGATCCTTGAAAAAATATTCTTATCACCCGAACCAAAAAATCTTGTATTGAGTCTTTTAAAAAATTCTGTGATTTGCACACGAAGTGAAATGAGCCGGACTCTAATTGAGTCGCCGCTCCTGCCGAAAGAAATATTTCCGATTGCTTTGAACAGACTAATCAATGGGTTTTTGACACCTTTGACAAAAGCCCCACGAATAATGCTACTGTCTTTGATTGCTTTTGCCGCTCCAAGTTGCCGACCAGCACCGAGGGCGACGGCTCCACCTGCTGCTAACGCACCTTTACCCGGAATTGTGAATCCGTCTTCAGTGAGCGGTCTGGTATTTTTTGCGATTTCGGAAAGTGCTTGGAGTTGCTTTCCGAAAATACCAGCAAGTTTTTGTGCCAAGAGGGTAGCCAAAAAGTTTGCATTATTTTTTTCTTGTCGAGCGTTCTCCTCTCGCTCCTCTTTTGATGGACCAGACAACGTTTTAGACACGATTACATCAACATTACTTTTAATGTCTGAGATATCTTTTTCGAGTTTATCTTCACCTTCGTTACCCTGTGACAAAGCAGAGATGATATCTCTGATTTCATCTCGTTCCGATTTTGGGTCTAGTCCTTCAAATTCAGCCATTTTTTGCTCCTAGCCTTTCATATTCCTTTCTTTCACTCTCAATATCTTGAATATAGAGATTGATGTAAATAATTCTTTCCCACGGCATCATATTGCTAATTGTTTCAAGACTCATATGTGCCTTGATCATCAGGTGAAAATTCATTTGTAGATGGGACGCAATTGAGTCGTGACCCATCATCAAGTAAAAAAATTCTGCAAGCCCTCCACTTCAATATCAAGTTCCTCTCCACAGTGCTTACACTCACATTTTTGTTTGATAACACATCTTGGGAACTCTTCCACCTTTTCAACAATCTTCTGAATCTGTTTAAGACTCAATGATTCAATAAAATCACTTCGTTCTTTCTTTGTAAAGTCTTTGAAATGATAAACATTTTGATCGTTAAATACCGTCTTGATAACGTTCTCGGACAATTCCAAGACATCAGTTTCTTCACCACTGTATTTTTCAATTGAACGAGAGTTCAATGGTTGGACTTCAACGCCAACATTTTCTTGCAGCATCACAACGACATCTTCTGGGTACTCTTTGTTCAGAGATAGATTCTCGATGCTCACCTCCAGTGGAAATGACTTATTACATTTATCGCAGGTGTAGTTGATGTCGATGCTTTCACCCACGGATCTTGATCTCATATGAATAAACAAATGTTCAAGATCAAAATATGATAATTCTTCGACTTTAGTTTCGTCTTCAATGCAAGACTGTACAACAGTTTCAATACAACGAATGATGTCTTTTGATGAATCACTTTCTTTCATCATCAGCATCACCTTTTCTTCTTTTACAAGAAATGGTCGAAACTTCACCATTTCCCCACTAGGGATTTTAGTTTCATATTTTGGTGTCACAATAATTGGAATGCTCATAATAATCCTTTCATTATCTTAAGAAAAATTCTTTAAAGGAGAACGTCACGGGTAACTGGATAAGTGATGTGTTTTCTGATTCAAAGTTAAAAGAACCAACAGACTTTGGGAAAATTTCACGAATAAAAAACGAGTTTTGACCCTCAACCTCACCCTTATCATTTAAAATATCAAGATACGCATCACAAACATAATCTGTCCTGTAGGTGTACAATCCAGTTCTTGTGGGGTAAATACCATTTAACCAGTTTGTCATTGTTTTACGAAGTAATGACTCTCTATCTAAAAGTAAATTAACTGTGAGATCCCCCTCATAGTTCATCTGATATGGATGTTCGTAGTCAACACCACTAACCTTTATAGCGTTCGTAGCGACCGTCTGAGAGGGTGTATTGATTGATTGGATGCGGTTGTCGAATTCCTCAACAAAGTCCCTCACGCTCCATCCAGCGGCGGAACAGGCGGCTTGTAGGTTTGCCGGAATGTTGACAAATTCAAAACGATAACGATCAGACCTTTGGGTTCCAAACCGCCCCATCGATCCAATAAATCTATTAATACTAATTGGTCCTAAATCTGCCATTATGTTCTCTCAGATGTATCTAGGATATTTTTTAGAATATCTTCGTATGATTTTCTATATGCAGTCGAAGCAGAGGTTTTTCTCCAAGCACGCTCAAGTATTTTTGAAGTTGGTCCGAGAAAGAAGTCCTCCCAAATATTTGGGTGTAATTGTAAAGATACTGCACCCATTCTTGGAATGATATATTTTCTAACACAACTTTTGGCAACCGCCGACAAATATGTTTCATTAAGCATTCCCTCATATGAGAAATTAATCTGTGTTTTGTTACCAGATTCGTTCCCAAGAGATTTTGATGTAAGCACTTTTGTGAGGAAAAATTTTCTAAATTTTCTTGGTAAATGAAAAAGATTCATACCAGTGAGGTAATCACGTTTCACATCAATCACCAGAACTCCGGGGAACAAGTGGTAGTATGGAATTGTGTCAATTGTTTTGGGAACTGGATACGAAAAAAATTGAACGCTGCCAGCAAGTTGATCACCCTTTTTAAGAGCAGGTGGAGATTCAATACTAATATTATCAATTGAGTATCGACTACCTGATTGTGATAGTAGTTTTTTAATCTTTCCGGATGTGCGAACATACTCACTTGCCATAGATTTCTTTCTCTGTCAAAATCTTAAACTTCCAACCTTTTTTGTGACAGACGTTTTCTGCTGCTTCCCACTTTGCTTGATTTACCAAATAAGTATTTGCCTCATTCAGAAACCTTTTGGTTATTCTTTTTGGTTTCTTTGGACTCTGGGTATACTTGGCTGGTTTAACCTCAAGCATCTGTGTCTCAATCTCACCCGTTTTGTTCTTAACTTCAATTATAAAATCAGGAAAATATTTGTGTCGTTTTTTATCGACTGGTGAAAGGTATGGGATAGCCATCTCTTCGGATGCCCAACGAATCACATTTGGATTCTCATCAAAGATTCTCATACATTTACGCTCCCATAGGGATCTGTAAACAATTTTTGTTGGATCACCAAGATATTTTGAAGGATTCTTTGGTTGATACTTTCCACGGTACGCCATACATAGAATATGTAGGAGGCACTATGGCAGTTGACGAATCAGGAATGCAACCGCAATCCACACAACCCGATACCACAAATAGAACAGCACTTGATGATTTGGTTGATGCAGGATCATCTTTTCTTGTAGACAACAGTTTAAAGGATTTGGCTGATGTATTTGATGACGTTGGTATTGGACAAAATGAATACTTTAGCAGTCGATCAAAGGGTCGATCTGCAAGTCTTTACCAATACGAAAGCGATCTCGTTTATCCTCTTGATCTGACAGAAGAAAGTGAAACAAATCGACAATCTTCCTACATTCGCTTTCAGGTTTTCAAGCGAAAAAGTCAACGTGCCAAGGTCGGTATTGATACGAGTGGGGATGGTCCGTTTTTCACTGCTGGCTTGGTTGACAGGCAGGGAAATATTGAAGAAGGGATTGAATTAAGCACCGACACGTTCAGTAGCCTTGAAAACTTCACTGATTCTTTTGTTTCTCAAGATGAAAAGTCATCGTACACGGCATATGGCAAATATGGTGATTTAATTGGAAATCGTGGGATTGCCTTTGATCCTTTGAAGGGTGAGTTGTCACGGACAAATCGGTTTGGCAATAAAACCTCAGTCGGTCCATCTGCCAATCGTGAAATTGTAAACAAAGTGGCATCAGACATTCGGTTGTCCAAGGCTACTGAAAAACTTGAAGAACAAATTTTAATGTATATCCCATCAGGTTTGAACTTCTCTGATAAAGTGGATTACGAAGAGGGATCTGCTGGAGTCTTCAATGCGATCAACGAAGCCGTTTCTGGTAACATCGGTGCGGGTATTGATAAACTTAAATTACTTGGTGTAGAAAAACTGTCACAGAAAGCAGCAAAAAATATTCCAACAGGTGGTGAAAATGATCTGTCTAACTTTTTCCGAGCAAGGCTTGGCTTTGCAGAAAACCCAAAGAACGAATCGTTGTTCAGAGGTGTCGGAAGAAAGACATTTTCACTTGAGTTTAAGTTCGCTCCAAGAAATCAACGCGAGTCAATTATGATGTTAAACATCATTGAGGCTTTTCGTTTTCATATGCTTCCCGAACTCTCCATCTCATCCACGATGTTGCTCGCACCACACGAATTTGATGTGAGTTTTTTCTATCGTGATTTGCCTTCTGGTGAGTTTGTAGAAAATGTTAATCTTCCTAAGATTGGTCGTGCATTCTTGACCGACTTATCAGTAAACTACGCACCGAGTGAACGGTCTACCTTTTTCCGAGATGGTGTACCAACTGAGGTGACACTCAATCTCACTATGAGTCAGGCTGTTCTTCTCAATCGTCAACTTATTTTGGCAGGATTCTAATGACTTACTTTGATAAATTTCCAACAACAAGTTATGTAAATCCAGATGGTCAACGGTCTGGGGTCAAGGACACCCTTCGTCGTGCTATCTTTACAAATGAGTCTTTACTACAAAGATCAAATTATGTTGAGTACACGATCAAAGACGGCGAAACTCCGGACATACTTTCACAAAAGTTCTTTGACGATCCAAACTACAACTGGATCATTCTTCTGTTCAACGAAGCACTTGACCCATTCTATTCTTTTCCATTATCCACCAACTCGTTGGAGAGATATGTAAGCAAAAAATATGGTAATCAGTGTTTGTTTATTGGAAACAGTGATGACTCTGTTGCACCTTTCTTTGACTCGACAACATCTCTACAAGAGGGTGATTCGTTGTCTACCACAAGAAGAGAATTTGAAAATATTGTATCAGGTGGTATCGAAAAATTTAATTCCGAAACAAAGGTCGGAAGAGTAAAGTATTTCAATGCTGCATTATCACAGATCCAACTCACTGAACAAACAGGAGTTTTTGAAAAGGATGAAAATCTGGCAAGACGAAAATGGCTTCTTGATCCGTTTCGTGCTAAAATTCGTAAGGTCGTGGCAGGCGATGAGGCTGTTCATCATTTTGAAACAGACAGGGGTACTACCGGGGGCATCGTCTTAGATCCTCTGGCATCACCTCCCGGAGCCGACAATATTCAGACACCAATTCACACAAATGGAATCAAATACACAGATACTATTCTTCACAATTACATTGAAAACAACGATGGAACGTATGTCGTTACAAATGCAGAGTATGAGCGTCGTGTAAATGAAAGTAAAAGAAGAATCAGGATTCCATCGGCAAGTGTTGTCCAAGATATCAATAGAGAGTTTTCAAATATCGTAGGTAATCAATGACGCAACCAAGAGATAGAGATTTTATTACAAAAGAAAACGATGTGGTCATCGAAGACATTCGTATTGAATCTCTCGCTGGTGGTGAATTTTCAATTCGAGAATACGTCACCTCTCTTGGTTTTTTTGAAAACATTTTTTCACCATTTATGATTGGTGATATGACATTTACCGACACGGTTGGATTGATGAAAAAATTACCAATCATTGGTCGAGAGATTGTCACGGTTGAGTATCGAAGTCCACAGTACAAAAATTTTAAAACTGTTCGATTTAGAATCATCGGACAGAACTCAAGATTTCGCACAGACAAAACAAGAACTGATGTCATATCATTTAAACTTATGTCAATCAATGGATACAATGACTTAAATACAAAAATTAGTCGTTCGTATCTTGGAAAAATTTCTGAGATTGCAAAGAGTGTAGTCAGCGAAAATCTTCTCACTGAACTTGTTGATGTCGATGACACTAGCGGCAACTTTCAGTATGCCTTTCCGTACCAGCGTCCGTCTGAGATGATTGCACAACTGGCACAGAGAGGATATGTTGAAAATGATATTCGCAATGTTGGCTTTCTTTTGTATGAAACCTCCAGTGGTTTAAAGTTTAAAAATCTTCTCAATCTTTATACAGAACAACCAGTTAATTTTTTCTTTGACTCAAACGTGAGAAGAACAGAAGAACTTCAAGATGACTTCACGCTCGGCACGCACAAGATGAGAAACCTTAAATTTGGTAAAGAATTCAATCGTGCAAAGCAAGTTTCTGCTGGTGTGTTTTCAACAAATCTAAAATCATTTGACATCACACGAAAGTCTATCTTAAATCAAAACCTGTCATATGCCAAGGACTCGATCCTTGCAACTGATAGAGGAAGAGGAGAAACAATTATCTCCGAGGCAGACAATGAAAACTATACAAGACCAAAAATTTTGTATACAAACGACAGCACCTCAAGATTTGCTCCCAATTATGACGATATAACTGAGTGCGAGTTGTATCTCAATTCAAACATTGGAATTCACAATGATTCACAAATAACATTCGACATTTGTGGAGATTCAATCCTTGAGGCAGGTCAGACAATTTCAATTCAAATTACAAAGAATGACGTTGATGAAGAACTCATTCAAGAGGGTGAAAATGATGAAGACCTCAGCACAAATTATTTAATCAAAGGATTGGGTCATCGGTTTTACTTTGATCCGTCCGCTGGTGACGAATATAAAACTGCCATCGAAGCAGTGAGAAATTTCCGTGGTCAAGCAGTACCAACTACCACGACAATAGGAGGTTGATATGGAAAATTTTGTATGGTTTCAAGGTGTGATTGAAGATCGAAACGACCCCTTGAAAATTGGTCGCGTGAAGATTAGGTGTTATGGTTATCATACAGAGAACAAACAGGATCTTCCGACCGAAGATTTGCCTTGGGCAACACCCATCACTCCAGTGACATCTGCATCGGTAAATGGTATTGGCGAAACACCCCTTGGTCCTGTTACTGGTACTTGGGTTGTTGGATTTTTTAGAGATGGAAGTCTTGCACAAAACCCTGTCTACTTCGGAACAATTCCTGCAATCTCAAGTATGCTTCCAAATCCAAACATTGGATTCAGTGATCCGAGTGGTGTCTATCCGAAAGAAGATTTCATCGATGAATCTGACACAAACCGTTTGGCGAGAAATGAAAAAATTGAAGAAACGATTGTTGAAAAGAAAAGAAATGACATTGATGAAATGGAGGTTCCCTCTGGTGGTGGATCTTCAAGTCAAATTACTGAGCCATCAACACCCTACAACACTCAGTATCCATTCAACAAAGTGAAAGAAACTGAAGGTGGTCACATCCAAGAGTTTGATGACACCCCCGGTGCAGAAAGAATCCACTGGTATCACCGTTCGGGAACCTTTGAGGAAATTCATCCTGATGGCAGCACGGTTCTTAAAATTGTGGGTAGCAAGTACGAAGTGACTATCAACGACAATAATCTACACGTTAAGGGCGACCTCAACATCGATGTAGATCAGAACGCAAATATTCTTATCAACGGAAACGCAAATGTAAAGGTAGATGGTAAACTCGACTTTGTTGCCGAGGATGGTATAGATATTTCTACGAATGGGAATTTGAATCTTTCTGGTAAAACTGTAAATATATCTGGAAAGCCAATCAACTTAAACTAATATGGGATTACCAGCAGCAAAAATTGGTGACAAGGCAGGTGGCGTTATACTCAATAGTCGTGCCAATGCTGTCAACATAAATGGACTTCCGCCAGCAACGCTTGGATCGTCTGTCTCTCCACACGGAGACTCACCACACTCATCTGCAAGAATTACTACTGGGAGTTCGAGTGTTTACAGTGGGGGGATTCCTCTTTCAAGACTAACTGACTCTGCCACTTGCTCCCATTCAATTACGACTGGTTCGGGAGATGTGAATATCGGATGACTACAAAAGAAACGCTCAACCTGATTAACTATGTCCAAGCAAAGGGTGTTCTTCTTACAATCTTTGCCGAGGAGGAAGGGTACGCACAAAACTTTACTGACGATCAGGGTAACAGAGGATCATATCCAAAAGGTCAGACAGCGAGATTTGCATTTGTGTCGATGATGTTAAAGTCTCTCTCAAATGTTCAAATCAAAAATGATTATCCAGAATTGTCTGATCAAAAAATTGATTCGATGCGAGGATTGTTTAATCAAAATAAAAGTATTAGACCTTTTGAATACCCTGTGCAGGTAAAAAATTCTAATGATGATCTTACAAGTCTTTTGTTCAATGATCGACAATCAGTATACTCCTATCTTTTACAGACCAAGCCATTGGTAAATTATCAAACTGGCACGTACGAAAGACCCGGTATCACAAGAAAATTTTCGGTCAAAGAAAAGGATAGCAACTCAACAATTATCACGCCCGATGCTCCCTCCTCTGCCATCTCTGGAGATATCTGGATAAATACTAGCACAGGTCTTAACTACGTTTTTGTCATCGAAGATGGTCGTGGTTATTGGGTAGAAATGTGAGTTAAAATATGCCGATTGATTTATTTACCGTACTTAGAAATGATGTCATCCAAGAGGATTTGAAGCCCCTAATTTTTTCACCTAAAATTACAGATTTGGGTGGCATAGTCAATAAAGATTCTATCTTTCTCGATATCACTCAACTTGAAAAAACCATTCTAACAGAAGAAGAAGAAGAGGCAGGGGTGGAGCGGTTTACTTCATTCCCAAGTATTATTGAGTTTGGAAATTCTGATGAAAACACATTGTTTAGCAACGCTGTGAATAACATCACCCAATTGACTGGACTGTCGTTGGAGCAACTTGGTGACATCAAAGATGTTAATTTAAACTTTAGTTTTGTAATTGACGATATGGTTGATCCCAATCTTGTCTTTCTGAATGAAACTGAGATTAATTTTGATCATTTATTTTTGTCCTTCTTTGGAACATATCGTAATAATATTAACTCCGGAAGTTATGAACTTTCTGGAGTGATGCCAAATTTCCTAAAAGGTATTGAAACAAGACTGACTATAGTAAGAAGTATTTTCCCATCTGCAACAATTAGCATCACTCCAATTTACAATCCAACTTATTCGATCCAATCTGGCGAATACGATGATTTTTACTCTGATGGTTTAAGAAACTATTTCACTTACATTGATAGGCTAGGTCCGTATGGCGATGAGAGTGATCCACTTTTTGTGCAGGCTAATGATCGAGATGTTGCTTTAGCAAATTCTATTTTTGATGTCGTACAAGACGGAAATGTTAGATTACTATCCCCTATCGATTCAGATATACCTCCAGTCCCAGATCCCGGTGAAGACCAGCAACCAGCACCTCAACTGTCGATTGTGAGAGGACAAATTGAATCGGCTTATCGTTTATTTGGAACACAGTACGACGCGACTGTTCCTACACCGGCGGGTGGTGTTCCGGGTGGATCAACGAATGTAGGACCACTGACAAAAAAACTTGGTTTTGGTTTAAACCATTCAGTTACTTTTGAAGATTTAGATAATCCTCCAAACAATGAAAATTATATTTCTGAGGATTTCTTTGAAGACTTGGTTGACACCATTCAAGAGGTTAATGACGATCCGTTATTTTTTATTGTTTCAAATAAGTTTTATCTAAGAACAAATACCATTGGTGTTCGAGCATTTTTATCAGAGGCACAAATAATTTCGTTTCCCTCTGATGATATCCCAACACAAATTAATCAAACTGATGAGTATGTTGCCAATGGTCAATTGTTCAATCTTGATTTGTTCAATACCTCTGGGTGTGATTTGCCACCTCTTCCATTTTCAGACGATGATCTGCAAGCGATTAGAGATGTAATTTCCGGTGAAGTTTTTAGAAGTCCAGTCGAATCAGCAGTCAATGGTGTTTTAAGTGGCACTGGTCAAATCCTAAGCGATCTGGCAGACGCAGTTGATGTTCCACTCACAGACGACCTTGGAAACCCTCTATCAACCTTTGTAGACAGTCAAGGAACACTTCGGATTAATACTGCTGTTGGATTTTTGACAGACCGAATAAATCTAATCACAGCAAGATCACAAGAGTTTCAAGATCACGCTTACAGATTGAGTGGTGTGAGTAATTATAAAGAGGGGTTCAATCCGGGTGGTGGAGTTGGTGATCTTCCCGGTTTGGTGGGGATCCAATCAATTGCTCAAAGTTACAATAACATTAAAAATGCTATAGATTCAGGAAATATCGGACAGGCACTCGTGGATCATTACTCTCCGTTTTTTGGGAGTATTCTGGGTCCGGGTCAAGCATTATATGATTCCGTTGATTCTTTAATCAATGGTAATATTAGAGCATTCCTTTCCGAATTTCCTCTTACTGACGGTAGACTGGATTTGTCGAAAGCATCACAGGATCAACTGGGTCAATTAATTAATCTTGGGAATTCAACTTTGGATTTCACATCGAGCATTAGAAACCTTATTGATTCAGATAATGCGACTTATTTTGCAGCCCTTGATTACATTGCAAAATCAAGTCTTGGTTTCTCAGTCCTGACAATGGCAGAGGATCCTTGTTTTAGTCAAAAATTATTGGGACAGATTGCAAAACCTGACCTGAAAGGCTTACTTAATATTACATAAATAAAAATATGAGCAGATTCTCAGACATCGATCTTAATTTTACAAAGAACCCCATCACCAACGATGTAAATATCTTGCGTGACAGCGAGGCGGTTCGTAGATCGGTTAGAAATATTGTTCTCTACAATTTTTTAGAAAAACCATTTTCCCCTACGTTTGGCGGAAATGTTCGTGGAAAACTTTTTGAAAACATTAATTCAATCACAGCACTTAGAATCAAGGGAGAGATTGAAAAAGCAATTATTGACAATGAGCCGCGTGCTTCTTTAAGAGGTGTTAAAGTTTCACCGAATTTAAGTAGAAACGCATTTGATGTGACAATCGTTTTTAGCGTCAGCAACAATCCCGCTCCCGTCAAAGTTGAAATCAGTCTTGAAAGGATTCGATAATGGACAACGAAAGACAATCACTCTCTGTTAATCAACTTGATTTTGATACGATCAAGCAAAATATGATTAACTTTCTTCAAAACCAAGAAGAGTTTAAAGACTACGATTTTGAGGGGTCTGGTCTTAGTGTAATTCTTGATCTGTTATCATATTATACTCATTACCAAGGCATTTACAACAATTTCACCGCGAGTGAGTTGTTTTTAGATACCGCACAAAAACGATCATCGGTTGTCTCACACGCCAAGAGTTTAGGATATGTTCCGTTTTCGAGAACTGCTCCAACTCTTACAGCAAACTGCACCTTCAATAATTTAAAAATCAATACCCTTCCAAGGGGTTCGAGATTTCTTGCAAGAGTTGGCAATAAATCTTACAATTTTACAAATATTGATCCAGTCTCTCTTTCCATCTTAGACACTGACACGGGAAATGGTAGATTCGCAAATAACGTAGAACTGCGTGAAGGTGAAATCAAATCTTTCTCTTTTGTCGTGCCATCGTCTGATGCAAATCAAAAGTATAGAATTGATGATCCCAATGCTGATACAAAAACCCTTCGTGTTCAAGTATTCAAATCAGTAAGTGATACTTCGGGGGTAGATGACGTTTGGAGTGAAGCCAATAGTTATACTGAAATCACATCCGAGACAAATGCTTTCTTCGTCGAGGAAGATTTTGACGGCGTTTACTCGATTCGTTTCGGTGACGGGGTAATTGGAAAAAAATTAAGTGCCGGGAACTTAATTAGCGTATCTTATCTGCAAACAGATGGATCGGTTGCAAATGGTGTTGGTAAAACAGATTCATCAACTTCAAGAGCGTTGTTCTTTAATGAGTTCTCTACCATTGAAGTTGAGAGTGCTGCTTCTGGTGGTTCTGAAAGAGAGTCAGTTGCAAGCATTCGATATAATTCGCCGAAGTCATTTTCTGCACAGAATCGAGCAGTAACAACATCAGACTTTGAAGCCTTGGTTTCAAACAATTTTTCAGGATTTAGATCAGTCTACTGCTATGGAGGTGAGGATGCAAACCCGCCTCAATTCGGAAAAGTTTTTATTACGTTGAAGCCAAACTCAGGATCAATTATTACAACAAGTCTTAAAAATTCAATTCAAACCTTTTTGCAGACAAAATGCTCTGTTGGTGTTTCTCCAGAGGTAGTCGATGCGATACAATTATATTTCCGATACAATGCAAAGGTTGTGTACGATCCAACAAAAACTGTTTTGAACGAAGCCAGTCTGATTGCTGTAATTCAACAAACAATTTCAGATTACTTTGAAGAAAATTCTCAAAACTTTTTCTCAGTTGTTTCAATTAGTAGAATGGTAAAGAAAATTCTTGACTCACTTGTTGAAGTCGAGACTATAACACTAACACCATCTCTAGAGTCAAGGTTTGTTCCAACACCAAATGCACCCTCAAACTACTCTTTGAATTTTGCAAATCCGATATTCCATCCGCACGCTGGTCACTCGGCAGTGGTCACTACGAATGATTTTACTTACTTTAATAAAGACGGAAATGAGATTAAAGTATTTGCAGAAGATGATGGTTTTGGAAAACTTAAACTTTTTAATATTGTCAATGCAACTAAAAATGTTGTCGAAGAAGACTTTGGAACAGTTGATTATCAAAACGGAGTTGTGACTTTTAATAGTTTCACGATCAAAGAAATTTCTGGTGATATTCGTGTTCGAGCCGAAATTGCAAACAATCGTCTGGTCGCTAATGAAAATTATATTTTAGCACAAGATGCTGAAGACTCCGAACGAAACACCACTGTGATGCTCCCTGATGATCGACCCGACAGACAGATTCAAACTTCGACATCTGGCGTTTCATACGTCGGAACGTCTTCTATCTCTAGTGCATTCACTACTTCGAGAACATCAAGCAGCAGCAGTTCTTCGACAAGTGGAGGGGGTAGTTACTAATGTCACTCGCGTACGGTGGATCTTTACTTCTTCCGCTTCAGGCATTCTCTGAGCCAACGTTTGGTGCGACTGGTCCCTTATCAATTGATGAGCGATTTTCTGTTTTAGCAGAGCAGTTTCTTCCAGATTTTGTCGTAAATGATCACCCGACCTTTGTTGCCTTTATGAAGGCATTTCTGGAATACACTGAGCAGCAAGGTAACTCGCGGGCGGAAGCCGTTAGAATAAACACGTACACAGACTTTGACCAAACTCTAAATTCGTTTGAAAAATATTTTAGAGAGACATATCTTCAGAATTTTCCCAAAGAGTTTTCCACTGCGGTCAATGAAGAGTTGGCGATTAAAAAGGTCAAAGACTATTACCAAAACAAAGGTAACTCCGAGTCAGTGGAGTTTTTGTTTAGACTTTTGTACGACAAAGAAGCCAATATCCAATATCTTCGAGACAGAATTTTTAAACTGTCAGATTCGGATTATTCTAATTCTGTTTCCATCTATACTACTCTCTCAAACTCAAGGTCAACACTCAATAATTTCATTGGTGCAAGAATCTATCAACGCAAGAATGAATTTGATGGTAAAAGTCCAATCAACGCATCTGCTGATATTGACAATATTATTTTTAGGTTTGATACTGCAACAAAAGTAGATTACGCAGAAATCATTTTGAAAAACAGAATTGGTGAGTTTTTACCAAACTTTAAAGTTATTTTAGAAAATGATTCAACTGTCAAAGAAACAGTGTTTGATTTAGTTTCGGAGGTCAAACCGAGTTTGGTTGGCGGTATCACCCAAGACGGCGAAGGATACGCTCTCAATGATATTGTTCTCATCAAAGATGGAAAAAAAATTGTTTCAAAACTAAGAGTGAACAATATCTCCACACTTGGTGAAATTAGATCAGTCTCAAAACCCACTGGTAAGCCTGTCAGAATTTTTACAGTTGATTCAAACCTTTCGGTTGATATTTTAACCGCAGGGGGATCTGGTGCTTCTTTGAAAATTCTCGGCGGTCGCGGTGAGATCGTGGATGAAAAAGTTTTCAAAAGCAATCGATCACTGTTGTCTTCTTCCTCCGTCATTCAAAATAATTTTAATTATCAACAATTTTCTTACACAATCTCCGCTGAAAAGTCTTTAAAACAATACGCAGATATTGTAAAGAAAGTTTTTCATCCTGCCGGAAGTATGATGCTTGGACGCTATGAAACGACTACCAATCTTGACATCGCCGGGTTCACTTCAAATCTCACTACAGATGATATCGATCAAGATACTTTTATCCTCCCTTTGATTGGAAACTATCTTCCATACACTATCTCTGCGACATCTGATTTCAGAGGCGACACTCTTGCAAATAAATTTGGTGATTTTTATCCAAATGGATGGGGTGGTATTACAACATCACCTTTGACATTTACGGGAAGCAGTCCAAATGTTGCACCAGATTTAGTTTTTCCGTATACAAGTCAAATCGTTCCGATTGGAAACGGTGTATACTCGGACAATGAGGATGTTAGTCCAGAATATATTCAAAGTGTGCTTGATGAATCTGATCGAAAACCCGGATATGTGGTCGCACCGAAAACACAAGTGCCAATGACAACATCTGATGCTCAAAGATTTGGACGAGGATTCAGTGGTGGTTATATCGTTTACCGACACCCAAGAGTTTTGTTTAAAGAAAATAGAACTGACGAAGAGTTGTCAAAAATTAATAATAAGTACGAGTTTGCTACTTCTAGAGGAAAGGTTAGAATTCGATTCCAAAACGTTGATATGACAATCAGCGGAATTTCTGGGGACATACAGGTTGGGGATGAATTGTCTCAGACGGTCCCCGGACAAATAACGGCGTTAGGTGAAGTTACGGCTGTCACAAGTAAAGACTTTTCAGAAACACCCGCAGCCAAAGAGGAAAAAGTATCCGCTACTTTGTCACAAAATAAATTTACAGTAAATCCGCTTCTGGCAACGTCATCATCAGTCGGAAGTGGAAAATCAGGATTCAACAATACGGTTTTGACTGTAAAAGTTAAAAGCGGAAGTTTCACATCTCAAAGTAGTGTCAAAGTTTTTGCTGATGATGGAGATTCATTTACAATTCTAGGTGACTCCGCATCTGCATCTCTTCCAATTGTTTCCTCTGTGCAACAAGATATGGAATTTGGTGATGTTCGTATTTCAGATTTCCTCGATAAAATGAGTGTACCAAAACTTGATACATAAAATGGAGTTCTTATGTCCGGCGTAACTTACGATTATCAATTCAAAGGTCAACTTGCAAAAAACTTTGTGAGTCAGTTCGGTCCTCTTGCAGAGGATAAATTTTTTATGTGTCTTTCCGGAATCACCGGATCCACGACAGATCAGCGTACTGATGAATCTGAGGGGACAGTCAGGCGAAATATGATTCTTGCAAAACGTATTGAAGCAAGTGCTTCTACCGTTCTGGTTCCCAGATATGATTGGATTCAAGGTATTTCGATGGATAAGATTTCATCCGATACCGATACAAGCACTCTCACAAAACCATTTTATGTTAAAACCAATTCGCAAAATGTATACATTTGTCTTGAAAATAACGGCAATGAATCTGGTTCGGACATTGAGCCAAATGGGACAAGCACAGATCCAATCGTTCTGGCTGACGGCTTTGAATGGAAATTTCTTTACACCATTCCCTCTGGCTTAGAAGACTTTATTGATAAAAACTTTATCCCTGTTAAGCAATTACCATTTTACGAAAGAATCGCCAACGCATACGAAAACACTGATCAAAACCAATATGAAGTTCAATATGAGGCGAACTTAGATGGTAATGTTGGATCTATTTCCGGAATTAGTATCACAAGAGGCACTGGCAATTTAGTTTTTGATTCAGGCTTGCCCAGAAGTAGTTCTAATCAAGTATCATTTGTTTCGGGTGACAAAAAAACAGTTACCGTTAATCAAAACGTCCCAGTGGGCAGTGCAACATACGGTGTTAGATTCTTAAGTGGTGTTGCGAGTGGGGTTGTTCGTCAAATCAAGGGTGTCAATAATAATGTGATTACATTTGGCATAAATCTTCCCGACAATCAAATTCCAAAACCGGGCGATTTATTTGAAATTGGTCCAATTATTAATATCGACGGCGACGGAAGAGACGCAGAAGCCTTTGGATCTCTCAAGGATGACAAAACAATTGAAAACGTGGTCGTTCATAGCCCCGGAGAAAATTACACGAGGGCAACCACTTCATTCTCCGTGGTTAATCAAACATTTGACTACACTTTAAATACTCTTATTTTTGATCCGATTGGAAAGGATGCAATTACAGAACTTGCTGCGAACCGTTCAGCAATCGGTGTAAAATTTGAAGGTAGTTTGGATTTGTCAAGTGATGAAGCATCTGGTATTGGAAATGATTTCATCAATATTGCAATCCTCAAGAATCCAAAAATCACTGCTGATCTTGAAGATGGTGGTAAATTACTAAACTTTGATGATTTTAGAAAAACTACGGTTCTTGTTCGTGAGGTTTCTGCGACAGGTAGTCTTGCTGGATTCGGTCTTGAAGACAAAAATAAAGTTTATACTGTGATTGGAAATCTTTCCGGTGTGGTGGGTGAATTGGATGGTTCACTTTCTCTTGACACTGGCTCACAGGTTTCAGGACAAATCGTTGTCAAGAATATGGCAAAACCTTTTATTAATGATGAAATTCTTACGGTGCTTGTTTCAGATAAACGAGATGGAACTTTTACCCAGTTAGAAAAGAAATTAAAAGTCTATCAAACAAGATTTGAAGATACTCAATTGAGTGTTTCAAAAACCGCATTTAGAGGAACAGTTGGACTCAAAGCGACAGGAATTGAAGATGCTGAAAGTAAAGTAAAGTTTGATGGTACAATTCTTAATAATGAAAGACGCGGAGACGGAAAAGTAGTATCAGTTAGAAATCTTACGGGCGATGATGAGTTTGAAGTTTTTGTGACTGATATTAACGTTTTAGGATTGACGTATGGTTTTGGTGTGGGTGATACATTTACCGTTGATAGAGTTGGTGGGGGAGGCTTGATCGGTACTGTTACGGAAGTTGTCGATCCACAATTTGACACCAAGTCCGGAGAAATGGTATACATACAAGGACTAGGTGAAAGCGTCAGCAGAGTCGCGGAGCAATCTGAATTTATTAAACTTATCTTTAATTTCTAATAAGGGGAAATGATGACGGCATACAATAAAGAAATTATGGGTGGAACCCCCTACTTCAATGACTTTGACGAAGATAAAAAATTTCTTCAAATGATGTTCAAGCCGGGGTTCCCTGTTCAAGCCCGTGAACTTTCCCAACTTCAGAGTATTCTTCAGAATCAAATCGAAAGATTTGGTAATCATATTTTCAAGAATGGATCTGTCGTTTTAGGTGGAGAAGTGTCAACTTCAAAGGCTGCGTTTATTCGTATTTCTCCAACCACAGAATTGTCCGAAAGTGTTCTCGAAAGTATGGTTGGTCAAACCCTTCGAGCGACATCGGGAACTATCACCACCGACGCAAAAGTTGTCGGTTTTGCAGATAAAGTAAATTTTGTTGATGATGCCTATCAAGTGTTATTTTGTCAGTATTTGACTCCGGGTTCCTTTGAACAAAATCAGTCCATCGAAACTGTGGGAACAAATAACATTGGTGTTACAGTCACTTCTCTTTCCGGTGTGACTGCACCCGGAGTTGGTACGGTTGCTAACTTCGTCTCGGTGAATCCCGGTGTCTACTATGTCGATGGATATTTCAACCAAAACGATTCTCAAGGTTATGCACCTTACAACACGGTAACAAATGGTTCTACTGCTTCATATAGAGATTTTTCTGAAAATACAATCTCAGTCGGTTTTGATGTAAATAGAAGTTTTGTTTCTGTCGATGATGATTCAAGTCTTCGAGATCCATCATTTGGATTTAATAACTTTAATGCTCCCGGTGCAGATCGTTATAAAATTGATCTTACACTCTCACAGCGTGGATTGAGTGGTTCAAATGTTTCCGGGTTTAGCGTTGTTGGTAATACTGGTGGTTCTTATGTCGAATTGATTCGTATCATTGACAATAAATCAACCAAGAAAATTAAATATCCTGACTACGCTGAACTTGAAAAAACTCTGGCACGTAGAACATACGACGAGTCTGGTCACTACACAGTTGTTCCTTTCCCTGCCGAAACAGACACATTCTTGAACACATTCGGTTCTTCAGACCCCACAAAGTTTGGTGTAATTCTTTCACCGGGTAAAGCATATGTTCGTGGGTTTGAATTTGAAACTATTGCTAGTACAAAACTCAATTCTCCATATCCAAACTCTTTGACAACTATTGAAAATACAAATCAATACAGCAGACAACTTGGATCATTCTTTGAATTTACAGATGGTGCAATAAAAAATCTTCTGACTGACACAGCAAACGTTTTCTTGCGTTCGACAAGAATGTTTATGTACGACAGTGGAGTGAATGTAATTGGCTCATTCAATCCGCTGCACGTCGCACGAAAGGCTGGTACAGGAACACAGCCTGTAAGAATGTACATTGCAAATATCTCATTCAACGCTGGAAAAACTCCATCGGATATTGCTTACATTTCTGACAAGTCATCCGATCCGTTGACCACCGACAATAATCTCATTACCTTTGACAGTTCACAACAAAGATTAATCCAATCTGGTTCATCAAGAAGACTTTTCAAAGTTGGTAGTGGTGTTAAAAATCTTTCTAACCCTGTGAACCTTGAGGGTATTAGAACCTTTACAGGTCAAGTCAACGCACAGGGTAACGCAGTTATTCAAACACTTGACGGTAGGAGAACATTCGCAGGTTTCAAAGGACGAGTAAATGGATCTTTGATCGGTCCAACTTTGCTACTTAGAACCTCAACAGGTGAAAGTTCTATTATTAGAGCAGATGACTTTACGATCAATTCAGCAAGTAATACAATTTCAATTTCTGTGGATCCGAAATTTTCAAATAGTTCTTTTGTTGCATTTATGCCGATCAATATTACTGATAAGTCTGCGGTCAGAACCAAAACACTTAGCGGTAACATCACTTCAAGTCTTACATTTACAAACGCTACAAGTGAAATTAGACTCGGTTCGGTTGATGTAAAAGAGGTTACAAGTATTGTTAATACCGACACAGGTGTTGACGTTATTGATGATTTTGTTTTAAATGATGGACAGACAGAAGAAGCCTATTTGGAGTCCTCACTTTCGCTCAAAGCAAATGCGACAGCACCCGCTGATGGTGCAAATATGTCTGTGACGTTTAAAAAGTATGAGCGGTCTGGATCAAACGGACCATTTACGGTGGATAGTTACAGCAACGTTGCTACCAAAAATGTTCCGAAATACAATGGACACAAATTAACAGAATTTATTGATTTCCGTGCAGACGAAGTTATATCTACAATTTCTGGAATTGATGGATCCTTTAACTACAGTATTGATCCACTCAATCCAAGCAACTGTGATCCTGTGATTGATCCGGGTAATGGAGATATCGTAACAGTCAACTATGCTGCAAGAATTGATAGTGTTGTTTTGACTCAAGATAGAACATTTAAAATTGTTCAAGGAGAACTTTCAAACTTTCCAGAACCACCATACGTTTCACCAAACGATATGGAATTGTATAGATTGATTATTCCTGCGTATGCGACAACTCCCGAAGATATTCGCATTGAATACATTGATAATCAGCGATTTACAATGAAAGAAATTGGTGAGATTGAGAAAACTCAACAACTCGATGCCGAATTTAACTACACAAGACAACTCATCAATGATGCAACAAATAGAACCAAGAGTCTTGAGAATGTCGCACCTGTTTCATTGACTGGTGTTTTTGTTGATGAATTTATTGGACACGGCAACGCAGACCTCACACGAGTTAATTACAATGCTTCAATTGATCCAGTAAGAAACAGACTTCGACCACCGTTTGTCAGTTCAAGTATTGGTATTATTACACCAACAGAAAGTGATGTTTCCGGAGCCACAATCAATGGCGACCTCATCATTTCTGATCACACTGAAGCGGTTCTGTCTTCAGATTTTGAATGCACTGGCAAAGAACGACTCAATGAGTTTGGTAGTATTGATTACTATGGTAAACTTGATCTATCTCCATATTGTGTAAATTACTGGAGTGAAACTAAAAAACCAAAAATTGCATCAAACTTTGATGGTGAATTAAACAACTGGGAATTTTCTGTTGTAATCAAAGACGATAGTAACGATATCGCGGGTCGCAACAATGGATTCGGTACAACGTGGAAAGATTGGGAATTCCACTGGTTCTCCACGATGAGTATTGATCCATTTGATCAAGACACAAACCCACTTGACCGAACCTATACTGAAAGTTCTAAAACATCATTTGTTGCAAGAGCATTATCAAAACGAATTGTTGAGCGTTTGGGCAACAAAATTGTTGATCTTTCTATTCGACCGTATATTCCTGCCACTACTGTTACTGTTACAGCAAATGGTCTTCGACCCAGTTCTACCGTGTATCTTTTCTTCGATGACGGACAGGTTGGTAATGAAACGGGGTATACTGTATCGGAAGAGGGAAGTTGTAGTATTACATACGAACTTCCGAGTGACACATACACCGTTGGCAAAAAGAGATTTTTGATCACCGATAATGTTGATGGTGATGTTACAGAAGCAACAACATCTGCTGATGCCTTTTTCTATGCTCAGGGTACAATCAACACTGATCTTAATGGAGAGACTTTTATTCGTCCTCCTGTCGTAAAACGAGTTTCTTCAACTTCAAATAACACAAGACTTGAAAACTTTAATGAACTGTTTAATTCGACATCAGACGCAACTCTAAACACTATCAATCCGATTTATCAGATTTTCTCTGTAGATCCAAGTGCCAATCCAAATGGTGTGTTTATTAAGAAAGTTAGACTTTGGTTTGACGAAGCATCCGACACAGGAACTCCAATTCAAGTTTCAATTCGTCCTGTGATTGACGGTGTTCCTTCTTCATCAATTATTATTCCATTCTCTGAAGTTGTTAAATCTTGTGATGATGATGGGGTTGCAACAGATCCATCAATTGGCTCCCCAAGAAATCTTGAAGATAGTGGTGACACCTTTACAGACTTTGAGTTTGATTCTCCTGTATATCTTCCATATGGTGATTATGCACTTGCAGTATCAACAAACGATACTTCACTTTCTGTTAGGACTACAAATAATCCAAATGAAACAGAAAACTTTGGAGCCTTGTATCTTCCAAATAACAGAGGATCCAACACACCATACTTTGACAAGAGACTTTGTGTTGGTATTTACAGTTGTGTATTTACATCCGGAAATACACCCACGGCTCGGTTTACGTTAACAGACACGAGTTTTGATGCAAATACTTTATATGCTTCAAACTCACCAAATGTAGACTCTGATTTTGTAAACAGTATTGTCTTGGGTGGTGATGGGTCATTCGATGTTTCGATTCCTGAAAATGGAACATTTGAAAGAACCTTTGGTCCTCGACTTTCTTACGCAAATGGTGTGATGACTTATACTTTAGAAAATTCCACAAGTCACTCCACAACAATTGACATTGATAGAGTTTCTCTTCTGGCATCAAAAATGATTTCAAACGATGCTACAATCGGAGGAATCGTTAATAATGAAGTTGTGGATGAACTTGCGGCAGACGGCGGTACTGATCTTGCTGCACCCGGACTTGCACGTTACTACACCAAAATTGTAGAAATGGATGATGCAGCCCCGGCAGATGACATCGCAGTATTCATCGATGGCTTCTTCCCCGGTCGTGCCCCACTCGTCTTTGTCAAACCCCAAGGAACCCAAGTTGGGTCTGACAATATTGACGAAGCAAGATATTATCAACTCTATCTCGGCGGTGATGTTCAGGCTACAGACCCCAAGGATGACTCGGTTGTTAGTTTAACTTATACTACTTACAAAGAAAATGCTGCGGCTGGTGAGGAACCTGCTACGTTTGCAGATCAAGCATTCACGAAATACGTTGTCAAAATTGTATTTACCGATGATGCCGCTACAGTGGGCGGGATTCCATATATTGAATACTTGGCGGCAGTTCCAATTCGTCGTGCCTTTGGTGCATTTGGTCTGACAAACTTGGCAATTCCAAGTGGTACAATCATTCCCTACGCAGGTATTTTGAATAACGGTGAAGTTCCTTCATCAATTAATGGTGGTGGGGCTAACCCAATTTATCTTCCGTGTGACGGCGGAATTTATGACCAAGCCGAATTTGGAATCTTGTCTGGTGTTCTTGGACAAAAATACGCAAGAAGCGATGATGAGGCAGATACACTTGAGGCAGCCGGAGAATTTAGGGTTCCTGATTTTAGAGGAAGAGTCCCACTTGGAACTAACTCAACCGTAAATAATGGTTTGAATAATAACTCAACTCCTGATATTTTCTCCGAGACACCAAGAGAAAGAGGACTTGGTGTAACTGGTGGTTCACCACTTCTCAGACCTCACAAACACTTTATTGCTGATAACTTAGGCACAGGTGGGGGTGCGGGAGATAACCTTATGAATCGATTGACTTTGGCTTTCAACAGACCGACTACTCAAGGTTCTTCTAATGACAAATATAAATTGGGTGGTAATGATAATCTTGCAGATATTGGAGAAACATCAAACCCAATCAATCCGGGAGATGGTTTCAACACAGACCTTGATGGCAGTGCGTCTAAAGGGACTATCAATATTACTGATGAAAACCTAACCGAACAAATGCCACCTTTCCTTTCTGTAAATTACCTAATTAAGACCTGATACATATAAAGAGGTTTTTGAATGTCGAATAATTATCCACCACCACCCGGCTTTTCAGGAGGATCTGTCCAAGGATTGACCTTAGATAATCTTCTTACGTCTGATACTTTCAAAGTTTGGTTTAATACGACCAATGATTTGGTCAGTGCAATCAATCCCCTTGAGATTTACGGTCTGACCGCTGGATCTGGAATTTCGATTGATTATCTTACAAACACGGGTATTGCAAAATTAAGTTTTACTTTACCCAACAGTATTAGTGGAAGTAGTGAGTTTACTGGTGGACTTACTTTCTCTGGTAATAATTTACTGTTTAGTGGCGGTACGGTTGATTTTACTGGATCAAATCTTTATGGTAATGTTGTTCGCACCGTTAATGGATCAACAGGTGATGTAACAGTATCCGCTATTGTTCAACTTCCAACAAGTGGACAAGATGGTGATATTGTCGTTTTCAATTCTGCGGGATCGACATTTGAACCTCAAAGATTCTTTACTGGTGAAACTGGAGACAGACTTTATGTTGGTGCATCTGGAGGACTTGTTCTCGGTGCAACCACAGAAGGTGCTGGCAATTTAGGTCGTGCCAATATTCAACTTGTTGGAAACACTGGAGCCACCGCTTCGATTTATCTGAGAGATGGAAACTACGCAGGCTCTAACGTCCGTGAACTTGGATCCTTCATTCAATTCTTTAGAAATTCAGCCGCAAAGTCTGTTCTTCAAATCGCCGGAGGTAACACAGCAGGAACAATTGACGGCAATGCTGCCTCACCATACGTTATCATTGACCAGACCGACCGGGAAATGGGACTCTTTGGAGTCACTAATCCAATCAGTCCTGTTCATTACAGATCCAGAACGTCGAAAGGTATTTCCGCAGATTTTGTCTTTGAGGAAGTTGGTGGTCAAACATTAGGTTTTGATATTGAATCCAATCAAGTTGTGATTCGACCAAATGAGATTAAAAGATTAAATATTTTACTTGGAGCCACAGGAGAAAACGGTGACTTTATTATTAAGGGTAATAATCCCTTAAGTGCCTACGGAACAAAAACACCATTCTTTGCCAAGCAAGATGGTGTGGTTGTAATCGGTGGTGAACAAGCATCCTCAAGTGGTGATACGTTTGGATCTCTTAACGTTGCCAGTGGTAAGTTACAAGTTGGCGGTACACTGGGAAGTAATGGTCAAGTCTTAACATCTTTTGGTGCTTCGGCTGGTTGGCAATCGATTGATAGTGGTCTGACCAGCGTTCTTGTTAATTCGACAAATATTAACGGAAGCACACTCGCTAGTAGCCTTGATCTTATCTCAGGAAAAAATATTAGCGTCCAAGGATCATTCACTGGTGGTGCTGCAAGTATTACTATTGACAGTGCGATGAGAGTAAAATTCGATAACACTGCCGAGGTAGGTAGAACTTCGGATGGTTTCGCGTTTGTGGGCGAACAAGGTGTCGCTATTGCATCTGGTGGACAATTAACTGATAACGATAACAACTCCTTTGAAGTTATTAAAATTATTGGCGGCGGTGGTGGTAGTGGTGTAAGTCAAGATGTAATTAATAATATTCAAGTTGATGGTTCTGTCATCGCTACCTCTGGTGCGTCTTTTGAAACTATCAACTTTGCCGCGAGTGGATCTGGTATTACAATCTCGTCCTCCTTTGATTCAGAAGGTTCTACATTAAATATCACATTCCAAGTCGATCCAACAGGCTCCGGTACAGCAGGTACAACAGGAGCAGCCGGTCCCACTGGTGCAGCAGGACCGACTGGAGCCACTGGTGCGACAGGAGCAGTTGGAGCCACTGGTGCGACTGGTGCGACCGGAGCCGTTGGTGCGACCGGGGCAACTGGTGCTACTGGTATGGGTGGAATTCTGTATTCTTTTGATACAGGAGGAACACCATCTACTGGAGAACTCACATACACAGGAACACAAATCAAGGTTCACGATACCAACTCGTATGGTGTTGATATCTCAGATTTCCTTGGTCAAGTAAGCACTTCAAATGGAGGAGATTTGATTTTCCTTCAAGGAACTACAGGTCTTTACTCACTTCGAGTTTCTGGAATTACCTCGTCCTCGAATGTATTCACCTTTAGCGGGGGAACCACAACTGAGGGTGGAACATTTGCAAATAACGCAAATGTTTTCTTCAATTATGTTCGTGCTGGTGACGGTACAACAGGTGCAACTGGTGCGGCAGGATCCGCAGGAGCGGTCGGACCAACTGGAGCAACTGGACCTGCCGGTTCCGCTGGTTCCGCTGGTGCAGTTGGAGCAACTGGTGCGACTGGTTCCACTGGTATTCAAGGTTCCACTGGTAATGCGGCGGGATTTGCATACAAGGTGGGTGGCAATCCCGGTGTTAGTTCTGGTAGGCTCAACGATACGGAAGCCGGTTCAGTTCACACAATTGTATTAAGTGTCACAAGTGATGATGGTCAAAATTTAAACACTTACTTTGATGCAATTGAAGATAATCAAAAAGATAGACTTTATATTCAAGGTCTAGCCGGATCGGCACATTCGTCTCTTGAAGTAAGTGGTATTACAAACACAAGTACAACTTATACATTTACCGGAAGTACAACAAGATCGACTGGAACGAGATTTGGAACCACTGGTGATGAAGTTTATGTTTATCATATTGCCGGTGCTGGTGGAACTGGTACAACAGGAAACACTGGAGCAATTGGTGCAACTGGATCGACAGGTCCGTCAGGTGCGACGGGTAATGCAGGTTTAAGATATTCTCTTACTAAATTTACTGCAAATACAAATGTTACACCCGGAAATGGCGAACTGGTAATTAGTCCAAGCACTGTTGCTGGAAGAAAATTTATTAGAATTAGTGAACAAGACAAAGATGCAACAACAATTACATCGTTGTTCACAAGCGGAGTCATTGCAAGCGGAGACACTGTTTTAGTCACTTGTCCTGCCGCCGGAACTCCAATCTTCTTTACTGGACATATTTCAGAAGCACCAGATGATAAGGGAACTTATTACAGAATCGATTTTGATAACATCGCATTCAGTGGAACATTAACTTCAACAACAGATGCGTTTGTCACCTTTTCACGAAGAGGCGAGCAAGGTCTTGTTGGTTCAGTCGGTGCTAGAGGTGCAACCGGAACAGATGGTGCAGTAGGTGCGACAGGATCAACTGGATCGACAGGTCTGGCGGGTGCGACAGGATCAATTACAACGTTTAGAGATGCAAGCACATCAATTACTGCTGGAAACACCGTCGCTGAATTGCAGATTCTTGGTTCTGGTGTTGATGTTGAATTGACATATGATTCGGTAAATGATAGAGCAGTTTACTCAATCAGTGGAACTACAGCAGGCACTCAATCGGGTCGCGGTTTCCTTGTTGATGAGATGTCGTATCCTTCACTGACCGGAAGTACGATCAGAACGTTTGGAATTTCTGCCGCCAGCAGTTATATCGGAGCATTGAATCCGGATATTACTGACGCGAACCATTACTTTAATGTGCCTTTCCAAACTGTTGTTTCTCGAAATTACACTGATGGATTCTCAACTGTAAGCGTTGCCGACGGTGAATTCAGAGGCTGCACTCTTCCGTCAATTAGTGGTGACGGATATACTGGTGCTGGCGTGCAATCAAATAATGCCGTTGTTGTTCGGTCTGGAAATGCAGGAAACGTCATTAAGTTGACATATGAAGTTATCGTTGGAGTTGGAAGTTCAGTTGCCAGTAACGATCAATGTCTTTTGTTTAAGGTTGCTCGTTTTGGTTCAACCGCCGATTCAAGTCCAAACTCTTTTGAAACAGACTTAAGAAGCGTATATCATTACAATGAAAGCGGTGCGGGCAACTACCCAAATCAAACAGTTCGCATTGAGGCATATGACAACGTTCAAAGTGTTGATAAACGATATATTCTTTGTGTGAAGGGTATGTCGGATAGTCCACCAAAAATTATTAGGGCTACGAGAACAGTTGAAACAATGGTTTCTGCAAATCTACTCAATACTATAACAAACTTTGGATAAGTCTACCAAATGAAAAGGCATCCATTCTCTAGTCTGAAAAGACACAGGAAGCCTCGCTCTAATACATACAAAAGGAAAAGGAGCGCAGTAGATGTCCACGCCTTCATCAAGAGAAGAACTAAAACAGTATGCTCTAAGAAAACTGGGCGCACCAGTAATCGAGATCAATGTTGACGATGCTCAACTAGAAGATGCAATAGATGATGCTTTGCAAATGTTTAATGAGTACCATTTTGATGGTGCAGAAAGAGCATTGTACAAACATCAAATTACTCAGACAGATATTGATAACGGATATTTGGATACTGATTCCTTTGGATTTACAGGTCCAAACGATGCTATTCAGCCCGAAGATTCACAACGTATTGTTTCGGTGACAAAGGTTTTTCAGTTCGATCAGGGTGGTGCTGGGTCAAATATGTTCAGCGTGAGATATCAGATGGCGTTACAAGACCAGTATGGTTTACGAAGTGCCGGTGATATGTCTAACTATTACATCACTCAGTCATACATTTCACTTTTGGCTGATTTCCTTGATCCAGAAAAACAGATTAGATTTAGTAGGGTCACAAATCGCTTATATCTTGATATGAATTGGTCAGATACAGTAAACGTTGGTGATTTTTTAGTTATTGATGCCTATGTCTCATTGGATCCAGAAACATATACTGAAATATACAACGACATTTTACTCAAAAAATATGTGACGGCATCATTTAAAAAACAATGGGCGATGAACTTACTGAAATATCAAAATATTAATCTTCCGGGTGGTGTACAATTCAATGGTGATCAATTGTTCAGTGCCGCAGAAAATGAAATGTCTAATATTGAAGATACTCTACAAGACAAATATGAACTTCCTCCGGATTTCTTTACGGGGTAATTATGGCAACGAATCCTTACTTCAATAAATTTAAAAGCACCGCAGAGCAACGTCTTGTACAAGATATTGTTGATGAATCTATCAAGATTCACGGTGTTGATATGGTGTATGCTATTCGTTCTTTACAGAGTGAAGATGAATTGTTTGGTGAAGATAGGCTTCCTAAATTTCAAGACGGTCGTGAATTAGAAATGTACGTCGAAAGTTATGATGGTTTTGAGGGACAGGGCGAGGTGATGACTCAGTTTGGTCTTGATATTAAAGATGAAATGACTCTCACTGTATCAAAGAAAAGATTTTCAGAAGTATTCGCAGATAAAACTGATATTAAGTATCCAAGAGAGGGTGACTTAATTTACTTTCCTCTGATGGATGGTATTTTTGAGGTCAACTTTGTTGAGCGTGAACAAAATTTCTTTAATTTCGGAAAAACGTTTACTTATCAAATAAAGGTTTCTTTGTACAAATACTCTGGAGAACAACTCGATACTGGTTTCGATCAAATCGATGGTGTTACATCAAATGCTATGAACCAACTTGTTAATACCACTTTCAGTGGGGGCGTTGGGGAATTCATCGAAGGAGAAACTGTTAATATTATTACATTTGCCGGAGCCACAGGAGCAACGATGGAAGTTGTTGTGTGGCAAGGCTCAACAGCAGATGTTTTGGAATCGTTCTTAGTCTCTGGAAGTATCACAGGCGAGAGAATTGTTGGACAATCATCAAATGCGAACAGAGTTATCGACACAATTGGCTTCACAGCAGATTACTTTGCCAAAGATACAATGGAAGACAATACAGAGTTTATGCGAGAAAGTCACAGTATCTTTGACTTTACAGATCAAGATCCGTTTAGTGAGGGAGATATTTAATGTTCACTCAGTTTTACAATGAATCAATTCGCAAAACCGTAGTTGCCTTCGGTGCTATGTTTGATGAAATTTTTGTTGTTCGTAGAAATTCAGATGGTTCAATAAACAGAAGATTTTTAGTTCCAATTACATACGCACAAAAAGAAAAATTCATTCGTATGCTTGACGAACTTCCAAACACAAAAGAGTCAGACAACGCAGCGGCAATTGCAAATATTTTACCTCGACTTGGGTTTTCGATCACAAGTATGAATTATGATTCTGCAAGAAAACGAAACACAGTTTATAAAAAGTACCAAACCAGCAGCACAGCAAATACTTACAATACTCAGTTTTCGGAAGTTCCATACACAGTAGGTTTTAGTCTTGCAGTGGCGACAAGAACAATGGATGACGCTTTGCAGATTCTTGAACAAATTACTGCATACTTTACACCAGAATTTACCGTCACAATTAATTTTACTGACATCAATGCAAAAGTTGATGTACCATTTGTCTTAAACTCTGTAACTCCAGAGATTGATTATCTCGGTGATACATCTGAGCAGCGTTCGATTATTTTTAATCTTGATTTTACTGCCTACACCTATGTGTTTGGACCAACTAAACAACAAACTTACATTACAGAATCAACTGTCGATGTGTTTACATCATTCTTTGATGAATTTGGTGGGGTCACTGGACCCACTGGTGCTGCGTTGAAGTCGATTGCGTCCATCACTGGACCGTCTGGAGCGAATACACTGCCGCCTTCTGCTATCGCAGGCGTAACAAGTTTCTTCGCTCCGGAAACCCTAAGCGTCACAGGAGCAACCCAAGATGTCTAAAAAAGAAGAAAATCCGCTTGAAAATGCTTTAAATATAGAGCCTATTGAAGTGCGTCCGGCAGAAGATCCGGAAACAGGAATGCGAAAAAAAGTTGAACTTGATCTTTCAAAGTTTCCTGAACGAAAAAAGATTGAACAGCGTAAAGACTTCGGTGAAGTCCGCGAAAATATCAAAGAAGTAATTGACTACAGCAAGAATGCAATTGACGGTATTCTCAAAGTAGCATCAGAGAGCGACAGCCCAAGAGCCTACGAAGTGGTCAGCCAACTTCTCAAGACGGCAACCGAAGCCAATAAAGACCTACTTGATATTCATAAACAAATGAAAACCTTAGAGGAAGACGAGCAAGTGAGGAATGTGACCAACAACGCATTCTTCGTGGGTTCTACAAAAGAACTCCAAGAACTTGTTCGACAACAACTTCCTGAAAAGAAAGTGAAAAAAGTAAAAAATAATGACAAAGAAACTGGATGATAAATCATACCTCGGCAACGCCAATATTAAAGCGGCTGGTGTAGAGTCAGAATATACAAAAGAACAAATTCAAGAATACGCCAAGTGTGTTTCTGATCCGATGTATTTTATTAAAAATTACATCAAGATTGTTTCACTTGACGAAGGTTTGGTACAGTTCAAACCTTACGACTTTCAAGAAAACATTTTAAATTCCGTTCACACGGATCGCTTTGTTATTTGCAAGATGCCCCGACAGTCCGGCAAATCCACGACAGTTATTTCGTATTTGCTTCACTACATTTTGTTTAATCCCGATAAAAATGTTGCAATCCTAGCCAACAAATTGTCAACCGCCCGAGAACTTCTTGGTCGTCTGAAGTTAGCCTATGAACATCTGCCAAAATGGCTTCAGCAAGGTGTCGTGGAGTGGAACAAAGGGTCTATTGTTTTAGAAAATGGATCAAAGATTCTTGCATCCTCTACATCATCCTCCGCTGTTCGGGGTGGTTCTTTTAACTTATTGTTTATGGATGAATTCGCATTCGTTCCCGAGAACGTGGCAGATGAGTTTTTCAACTCTGTATACCCCACGATCTCAGCGGGTCAAAGCACCAAGGTTCTGATCGTCAGCACTCCCAAAGGTTTGAATATGTTTTATAAACTTTGGAAGGATGCCGAGGACGGTCAAAATTCTTATACTCCGATTGAAGTTCACTGGTCGGACGTTCCCGGTCGTGACGATAAATGGAAAAAAGAGACGATTCGGAACACATCTCCCCAGCAGTTTCGGCAGGAGTTTGAATGTGACTTTCTTGGGTCTGTGAACACCCTCATAGCCCCTTCAAAGTTGAAATCGCTTCACTACACTCGTCCGAAGCAAGAGCGTGAGGACGGCTTGAAGGTCTACTATGAGCCAGAACCGGAACACTTATATTTTATGGGTGTCGATGTTTCACGCGGTCAAGATTTAGATTATCACGCGGTCACGATTATTGATGTTACTACTTCTCCATATAAAGTTGTAGCCCAATATAAAAATAATCAACTTTCACCATATCTTTTACCAAACTTAATTTACGCGATGGGCAAACGATACAATGATGCCTATATCCTAACCGAAGTAAATGATCTTGGACAAGAGATTGTTGATATTTTGCACAATGAGTTTGAGTATGAAAATTTACTTGTCACTTCTGTTCGTGGACGAAAGGGACAGGTGATGGATGGTGGCTTCGGTAGTTTTCAAACACAACAGGGTGTGCGAATGAGTCCTAAAGTAAAGAAAGTCGGCTGCACGATGCTTAAGGAAATGATTGAGCAAGATCGGATAATTATTGAAGATTTTGAGATTATTCAAGAACTATCATCTTTTATATCAAAGAAAGGATCTTATGAAGCAGAAGTCGGTCATAATGATGATTTGGTGATTACGCTCGTGCTTTTTGCTTGGGCGGCAACGCAAAATTACTTCAAAGATATGACAGACATAAATATTCGTGAACAACTCTATAAAGATCAAATAGAGAAGATGGAAGAGGATTTGATGCCGTTTGGTTTTATGGATACAGAACCAGACAGCACGTTTATTGAAAATGACGGAACCGTGTGGGATATTTCAGATGATGATAGGTTCTCTTTGTAATCAGCATTTCGCTAAATAATAAGACCAAAAGGAGAATCGTTTATGGCATTTCAAGTCAGCCCCGGTGTTGAAGTCAAAGAAGTTGACCTCACAAATATTGTTCCTGCCGTTTCTACAACAAACGCAGGTTTCGCTGGTTTCTTTGATTGGGGACCAATTGATCAAACTGTTGTCGTTACATCAGTCGATGACCTGAGAGAAAAATTCGGTGGTCCAACCACCGCTAACAAAGACTATTGGTTCACCGCAGCAAACTACCTGACCTATGCCTCGTCTTTGAATCTTGTACGAGTTGTCAGTGGCGGTCTTAACGCTGCCGATGTACAAGGTACTTTGATCAAAAATATCAGTGACTATAATAGTAAAACCACAACAACAGCAGGTGATTGGAATAGTAGTCACTTTCTTGCTAAATTTGCTGGTGGTGATGCGGCATCTGCAACAGCAGTAGGAAGCGAACTGGGCAACTCGTTGCTTGTTTCGGCTTCAAATAGAAGCAGCATTACTTTTGGAATGACTGCCGGTCTTGCTTCTGGAGCAACAACATTCCAAATTACACACAACACCGATTTTACAATTACGGGTGGAACTGAATATTCTGACGTTGTAAAAATTGGTGGAGTAAGATATCCAATTACTTCTGCTACTGCGGTTGCGGGTGGATCAACCATTGATATTGCTTCACCCGGTATTCTCTCACAGTCAACCAGCATTACCTCTGGTAGTGTTGATTGGTTCTTTAGTCCCAACGTCAGCACGATCACGCCTGCTCAATCTACATTCGTAGAAGAAAGTGGCACTAATGTCACTGGAGTAAACGACCTGATTTCTGTGGTTGTGGTTGATGAAGATGGATACTGGTCTGGCACTCGCGGAACAATTCTTGAAACTTTCGATGATGTCTCAGTTGCAACAAATGCAAAACGTGACGATGGTTCATCACAATACGTTAAGAATGTGATTCGTGATACTTCAGAATATATTTACACAGGATATCAATTCCAATCAGCCGACCTTATTGCCAATGCCCTTCCAGATAGAGCATTCTCTTCTGGTGTGACATTCGGTCTGTTGAAAGCAAATCAATATCTTTCCCTTAAGGGTGGTACAGGTTCGGTTCCAGCAGGTCTTGATTTCTTCACTGACGGATATGATAAATTTGAAGATTCAGAAACTTCTGATATTTCTCTGATTCTTGGTGGACCAGCCGAGGGCGACAAGGCAAAAGAACTTGTTACTCTTGCAAATAATAGAAAAGATTGTATTGCATTCCTTTCTCCACCAAAAGATACAGTTCTTAGTTCAACCGATACACCCAAGAAAAATTACATCGCAACTGCAAATATTGTGGCGTATAGAAATGGCACTGATGCACTTTCTCAAGGTGGTGATTTGACGGACACAGCAACAAATAACTTAAATGTGTCATCTTCGTTTGCCTTCTTGGATTCTGGATACAAGTATCAGTACGATAGATTCAACGATATTTTCCGATACGTTCCATTGAACGGTGATATCGCTGGTGTTGCTGCAAGAGCAGACGTTACAAGTGAAACTTGGTTCTCGCCTGCTGGCTTCAACCGAGGGCAACTTAATAACGTTGTTTCACTTGCTTTCAATCCTGATAAAACTTCACGCGATACACTTTATCAAAATGGTATCAACCCAGTGGTTTCTTTCCCCGGACAAGGCACTGTTCTCTTTGGAGACAAGACTTTGCTCAAGAAACCAAGTGCATTCGATAGAATTAATGTTCGTAGATTGTTCATTGTTCTTGAAAAAGCCATCTCGACTGCTGCCAAGTTTAGTCTGTTTGAATTGAATGACAGATTTACACGCGCACAGTTCAAGAACTTAATTGAACCATTCCTTCTCGATGTCCAGTCCCGTCGTGGAATTACGGACTTCCGAGTTGTATGTGATGAAACAAATAACACGCCAGAGGTAATCGACAGAAACGCTTTTGTCGCAGACATCTTTGTGCAACCAACAAGATCCATCAACTTTATCACCCTTAACTTTGTAGCCACCAGAACTGGTGTTGACTTTGAAGAGTTGACCAACTTGGGTGGCGGCAGATAAATACAAGTAAGGAGAATCTCTAATGAGAATTGACGACTTTAAAGATAAAATTGGTGGCGGCGTAAGACCTTCGCTATTCCGCGTTGGTGGTCGAATTGGTGCGAGTGGCACTGATGTAGCAACTTCGTTTTTGGTTACAGCAGCAGCACTTCCTGCATCAAACATTGGTGAGGTGACTGCACCTTATCGTGGAAGAAATATTAAACTTCCAACATCTCGTACCTTTGAAGATTGGACTATTACCATTCTTTCTGATAAGGATATGAGACTTCGTAGCAAAATGGAGCAATGGCTTGAAGACCTGAATGGTGCAGAGAGCAATACCCCAGATCGTGAAATTGCACTTAATAATGCAACTGATTTCCCAGACTGGTCTGTTGATCAGTTAGATCGATCTGGTGATCCAATTAAATCTTACACGTTTAAATACTGCTTCCCCAAAAGTATCTCAGAAATTTCTGTGGATGCTGCGAATGAGGATCTTGCCTCATTCACCGTAACACTTGGTTACTCTTACTTTATTACTTCAGATGTGAATGTGGGCTACGGCTCACCCGGAAATAGAACTTCCGCTTTATAAGGATGAATTATGCCTGTTGAACTTTTTGGTCTTTCAGTAGGTAGAACTAAAAGAGAGGCGGCTTCTCGAAATACACCAATTGAGAAGAATGCTGCCTCTTTTGTTCTGCCTGATATAGATGATGCAACTCCGGTTGAAGCCGGTGGTTACTACGGTGTGGGTATTGACCTTGATGGTTCACTTCGCGGTGAAACACAATACATTACAAAATATCGTGAAATGGCGATGCAACCGGAGATTGAACAAGCGGTTGAGGATATTTGTAATGAATCGGTTATTACAGGGGAACAAAGATTTCCTGTTGCTCTGAATCTTGATAATTTAAAAGTTTCAGATGATGTCAAAGAAAAAATGAATTCTGAATTCAATCATATTCTTCGACTCCTTGATTTTAATAATAAAGGTTATGAAATTTTCCGAAGATGGTACATCGATGGAAAAGGTTATTACCATATGATCTTTGATCCCTCAAATAGTAAGAGGGGTATCATTGAGATGCGTCCTATTGATGCAGCAAAAATTAAAAAGATTGCTAAGGTTGATAAAGAGACGGATAAAAAAACTGGTGTGAAGAAAATTAAAAGTGTCAGAGAGGTTTTCATTTATCGTGAAAAACCTACAGATTCTTCTGCAATTGAAATCGCACCCGAAGCAATTTGTTATTACCCATCTGGTCTTTATGATTCTACACGAGAGCGAGCAATTTCATATTTGCAAAAGGCAATTAAGCCTCTAAACCAACTTCGGATGGTTGAAGATGCAACTGTAATCTATCGTCTTTCTCGTGCCCCCGAGCGAAGAATCTTTTATGTTGATGTTGGTTCGCTTCCCAAAAACAAAGCAGAGCAATATGTCAAAGGTTTGATGAATCGATATCGTAATAAACTTGTTTACGATGCCAACACTGGTGAGATTCGTGATGACCGCAAATTTATGAATATGCTTGAGGACTACTGGTTCCCTCGTCGTGAAGGCGGTAAAGGCACAGAAGTATCCACGCTAGACGGTGGACAGAACTTAGGTGAAATGGAAGACGTTCTATATTTTGAAAAGAAACTTTACAAATCTCTTAACATTCCAATGTCTCGCCTTGAAGCCGATAGTGGATTCAATATGGGTAGAGCATCAGAAATTACAAGAGACGAATTGAATTTTCATAAATTTATTGATCGCTTGCGATACAAATTCAATATGCTGTTTATGAATGCTCTTCGTGTTCAATGTTTATTGAAGAATGTAATGTCTGATAAAGACTGGTACAAGATTGTTCAAGATATTCGTTTTGATTATGTCTCCGACTCTTACTTTACAGAGAGCAAAGAGTACGAAGTTTTAAAAGAACGTCTTGAAGTTCTACGTGAGATCAATGATCACATCGGAGATTACTATTCACGAGAATGGGTGAGAAGAAATATCCTTCGTCAAACTGATGAAGAAATTAAGATAATGGACAAAAGTATTTCCAAGGAAAGAGAACTTGGATTGATTCCTGAGAAATCCGAAATGGGGGGAGGCTTCTAATGGATCTATACCGTAATGCAATTGGTCTAATCGAAAATGCTCCTGATCAAATTGTAAAAACTTATCTCGATTCGTTGCTTGCTTCAAAAACACTCAATTTAATTGAGGAAGCAGAAGAGTCTCGCCCAGAGAAAAAAGAGGCAGAGGCAAGTGAGGAAGGTGACAAGGATGATGTCACACTTGACCCAGAGTTTCAAAAAGAATTTTTTCTAAAGACTTTTGAACACAAAGGAAAAGTTATCACCTTGAAAAAAGTTGGTATGGGTGCATCTGCTCCTGTGTCCGCGTATGTTGATGGTAAACGAAAAGATATTTTTCTTACACTGAAGCAGGCACGCAGGGGTATTAAGAAAATTATTGATATGGAAGAGAAAAGAAAAGAAGTTGTCAAAGAATCATTTGTAAACGCAACAATTTCTGATCTTGAAACAATTGATGAGTCCGGAGCAAGTGTTATTTTTAAGGACGATTCAATTGCATTTTTATCACAAAAGAACGCAAATTTTATTGTCGAAACTTACAAGTCACTAAATAAGAAGAATAAAGACAAGTTTGAAAACAAGTTGAAGACCTCAAGTGAGGAAGCGATTCAAATGGTCAACTTCTTTCAGGAACGAATCAAAAGGGATATCATATGAACTCTCAGCACATCGTAGACTCAATCATTAATAGAGATTATAACGAAGCCGAACAAACGATGTTCGAGTCTCTCACAAAAAAACTTAGTGATAAAATCATTGAGTCAAAGTATGAAGTTGCTAACCAATTCCGTGAGGAGATGGATGGTGAATCTGGCTATGATGCTTTCTTTAAGAAGGCAATGAAGAAGTTTGGTATTTCTTCTCCTGCTGACTTGAAGACAGACGAAAAGAAAAAAGAATTCTTTGATTACATCGACAAAAACTTTACCGCCAAAAACGAAGGATATGGCGGTATGGGTATGATGCGTAAGCGTGGTGGAAGTGAAGAAGAGTTTCCCTTTGGACAAAATCCTTTCCGACCTGTAAGTACCCCAGACGATAGACCACCTGTCGATCCTCGACCAGTCGGTGGTCGCCCCGGTCCCAAGATTACTCGTGATCCACTTCGACCAAACTTCCCCGGTATTTCTGATCCCGTTGGTGGTGGTCGCCCCGGTCCCAAGATCACTCAAGATCCACTGCGTCCAAACTTCCCCGGCATCGAGGGTGAAATGCCGGAGATGGGTGCTGAGATGATGGGAATGGATAAGGAAAAGGACAAAGAATCTGACGACCTTGAGACTGCAATTAAAAAGGCTCTTGACGTAGCAGGTAAAGAACAAGCCCAAGCACCACAAGCACAAGGTGGTATGCCTCCAATGGGCGGCGGCGGAGAAAACCCAATGGCTGCAATGGCTAAGATGATGGGTGGTGGACAAACGCCTCCTATGGACGGTGGTGGAGAAAACCCAATGGCTGCAATGGCTAAGATGATGGGTGGAATGAAAATGAATCGTCGTAAAATGGGCGGGGGAATGTAATGTTACTGATTACAGAAGTAAATGATAATGTTAATCTCGTCACCGAAGAAGTAAATGGTGAGAAGCAATATCATATCGACGGCATCTTTATGCAAGCCGAGCAAAAAAATAGAAATGGTCGCGTTTACCCAAACAAAGTTTTGATGAACGAAGTCCAAAAGTATAACAATGAATATGTGAAACCCCAAAGAGCAATGGGAGAACTTGGACATCCCGAGGGACCATCGCTCAATCTCGAAAGAGTTTCCCACCTCATTAAAGAAATGAGAATTGATGGAAACGACATTTACGGAAAAGCAAAAATTCTTGATACCCCCTATGGCAAAATTGTCAAAAGTCTTATTGACGAGGGTGTGAAGATTGGTGTCTCTTCAAGAGGTATGGGTTCACTTAAAGAAAAAGGTGGCATCAACGAAGTTCAGGATGACTTCTCACTTGCCGCTGTCGATATCGTTGCTGATCCATCGGCTCCTGACGCTTTTGTTCAGGGAATTATGGAAGGCAAGGAATGGGTGTGGGAAAACGGTATTCTCACATCTCGTGCAATCGAAACAGTCAAAAAACAAATTGCGACTGCTTCGCGTTCAGAATTAGAGGAGGCGAAGTTACTCGTGTTCGCAGATTTCCTCTCAAAATTATCTAGAGATAAATAAAAAAGACAAGGAGAATCTAATGAGTCTTGAAAACGCTCTTGAAACTGCGAAACAAATTTTAGAAGACCAAGGCGAAGGTATGCCTATGTCCCCTCCCGGAACTTCTGTAGAAAAGAAGAAAAAGGGTGGTGGCGATGCTGAAACTGCTGATGGTAAAGGTGCTGAAACCAGTGATGGTGTCACTCCGATGTTTGCCAAGCCACTCGAAAAGGGTGAACTAGGTAAAACACATTCTACGGATCTTTCTGATAAGGAAAGTGAAGAAGAGTATGGAAGTGAAGAAGAAATGGCTGGCAAAAAGCAATTGAAGAAAATGATGGCTGGTGCTGGTATGTCAGAAGAATTCGTCGAGAAGGCTTCTGAAATCTTCGATCACGCTGTCGATCTTCGGGTTGATCAAGTTCGTAATGATCTTTCTGCCGAATTTGAATCATCAATTGAAGAACATAAGGAACATCTTGCTACTAAACTTGATGATTACTTATCATACGTTGTCGAAAACTGGATGGGCGAAAATCAAGTCGCCGTCGAGTCCGGCATTCGTTCTGACATCAATGAGTCATTTATGAGAGGTCTTAAGCAACTCTTTGAATCTCACTATGTCACAATGCCAGAAGAGCGTTATGATCTTGTCGATGGTTTGAACAATCGTATTGAAGCACTCGAAGAAAAGTTAAATGAGTCTCTTGAAAAGAACATTGATCTTTCAAAGGGTGTTGTTAAGGCTCAAGCCGAAGCAATCTACGAAAATGCTGCCCGTGATCTTTCTTCTATTGATGAAGAAAAGTTTAGAAAAATGGCAGAAAACGTTGATTTTGATAACATTGAAGAATTCAGTGCATCAATTGAAAATTTAAAAGAAAACTTCTTTGAGGGCGAGGATGGCGTTGTCACTCCTATGCTCACCGAAGAAATCCAAATTCTGAGTGAGGAAGAAGCAGATCAACAAAATCAGGCTGATCTCACTCCCCGAATGTCTAAATATGCGTCTATGCTCAATCGTATGAGCCACGCGGACTCTAATAGAAGTCAACACTAACAAGAAGGAGATTCCATAATGGAACAGTTATTAGTTGAAAATCTCAAAAAGAAGTGGGAGCCAGTCCTTAACTGTGAAGGTATGAATCCCATTCGTGATAATTATCGTAAAAACGTCACGGCAATCTTGCTTGAAAACCAAGAAAAGGCTCTTCGTGAAGAAGCCAACGTTGCTCCGGTTCCCGGTGCAAACGGTTTTATTGATACCCAAGGTACGTTCGATGCCGTCGCCGGTTTCGATCCCGTCCTGATTTCTCTCGTTCGTCGTTCGATGCCTAACCTCATCGCCTACGATGTCTGTGGTGTTCAGCCACTTTCCGGTCCTACCGGCTTGATCTTCGCTATGAAGGCTAAGTTCACTGGCAAAGCATCTCCTGATGCTCCGGAAGCACTGTTTGACGAAGCACCAACACAGTTCTCTGCAACTTCATCGGGCTTGACCGGCGGTCAAGGCTTCCCATCAATTGGTGGTACAGGCGACCCCCTTGGTGTTCGACAAACTGCTGGACACTTCGGTGCAGCCACTGAAGGTGGTTTAGGTGGTGATCCTACTGCTCCTGAAAGCACTCTCTCAATGAAGGCTTTCTCCGGTGCAGACACTGCTGAATTTGAAACTAGCACCTTTGGACAAATGGCGTTCGTTATCGACCGTACATCTGTCGTTGCAAAGACTCGTGCATTGAAGGCTGAATATACTTCTGAACTCGCTCAAGACCTTAAGGCTATCCACGGTCTTGATGCCGAAGTTGAATTGGCAAACATTCTCTCGTCTGAGATTCTTGCTGAAATCAACCGTGAAGTGATTCGTACCATCTATCGTGGTGCTAAACTTGGCGCACAACAAGGTGACTTGAAATTCAAGGCTACTGGTGTTTCGGGTCTTTCTGGTGGTGACTTGACTGGTCTTGGTGGTATCTACGATGTCGCTAATGACTCCGATGGTCGCTGGTCTGCTGAGAAATTCCGTGGTTTGATGTTCCAACTCGAACGTGAAGCCAACGTAATTGCTAAGGAAACTCGTCGTGGTAAGGGTAACTTCATCATCACGACTTCCGATGTCGCTTCGGCTCTCGCAATGTCTGGTTTCTTGAACCTGACCCCAACCCCTGATGTTAATCTCGACGTTGATGACACTGGCAACACCTTTGCTGGTACACTGAACGGTCGTATTAAGGTTTACATCGATCCTTACTCCGTGTCTGGTGCTGATTACATCTGTACTGGCTACAGAGGATCCAGCCCATACGATGCTGGTATGTTCTACTGCCCATACGTTCCGTTGCAAATGGTTCGTGCAGTCAACGAAACCAACTTCCAACCGAAGATTGGCTTCAAGACTCGATACGGTCTGGTGAACAACCCATTCGTTTCGGGTAATGGTGAAGGTTCGACAGCCAACAAGAGTGACCCTCATTCTTCCGCTGCCGTTCGTTCTAACCAATACTACAGAATCTTCCGTGTTATTAACCTTCACGGTGCAGACTGATTCTAAGTAAAAAATTAAATACGCAAGATAGGGGAGTCGAAAGGCTCCCTTATCTTTTTACACCTAAATAATCATATGGGTATTAACACCGTAGATTCAGATTCAATTTTTAATAGCAATAATCAGTTGCCATCTATCACTGCTGGGTTTGCTGGTGCTTCTCTCGAAACAGCCGAGGATAAGCAACCATCAAATGTAAATTATCTGTACCAAACTCTGTTTAAATTTGAAATCTTTCGTTTACCAAAAATGGAATATTTCATTCAAAGAGTCAATCTTCCCGGTTTCGGAGCAGATGCTAATCTTGAGCAGCCCACACGATTCGTTGCGGCAAAGCATCCAAACACAAAAGTTAATTATGAAAATCTAACGATGACCTTTTTGGTCAATGAAGATATGTCAAACTGGCGTGAGATTTACGAGTGGATGAGAACAATTTACTTAACAAAAGATAGTAAGAATTTTGAAAGTAAAATCTCTACACACTTCACCGATGGTTCTCTTCATATTCTAAACAGTGCAATGAATCCAAAACTACAAGTTCGTTTCCGGAACCTTCTGCCTGTTAGTCTTTCTGGTTTTGAATTTGATTCGTCGGTGACTGACATTGCTCCATTTACTGCGAATATCACCTTTGCCTACGATTATTACGAATTCGTCTGATTTCCTCTTGACACGCCCTTGGGTACTCTTATAATCCGAGTGTCAACGAGAAAAAGGGATAAAGAATTATTATGGAACTTAATGAACTTAGAGTATTAGTAGAGCAAGATGCCCAGATTGATGATACCCAACTCGATACGGAATCCTTGAGACTTCCTGCTCTTCACAACAAATATCTCAACTTTTACCACGATGCCAAACTCAGATATGAGAAAGCGTCAAATGAATACAATCGTCTGTATCGGCTCAAGTGGGAATACTATACAGGAAAAATGGATCAGGAAACCCTTGACAAAAAAGGATGGGAACCTTTTCAACACAATATTCTCAAGCAAGATATTCCTATCTTTATGAACAGTGACGAAGACCTGTGCAAAAGAAAAGAAGTTATTACATATGTGAAATCTATTGTAGAGTATCTTGAAGATGTTGTGAAAGAAATCACATTCCGACACACCAAGATCAAAAATGCAATTGAATGGAGAAGATTCTTGTCCGGAGCATAAATATAATGTATGCCCGATTACACGATTGAGGACATTGATTCTTCAAATATCAAAGTCCGCTGTGAAAGACATCTTGCCAAGGAACTCTCTGACTTCTTTACCTTTAAAGTACCCGGAAGAGAGTTTATGCCCGCGTATCGTGCAAAGAGGTGGGACGGGCAGATCAAACTCTACAATCTGTATTCACAACGCATCTACGCAGGACTTGAAGCATACATTCTCAAGTTTTGTCAGGATCGAAAGTATACGATTGAATTACCAAAAAGAAGTTCTCCCCCGACATTCTCAGAAGCCCACCTAGAATCGCTTCTAAGCAGTTTGAATATTTCTATCGGTGGGAAGTCGATTGATCCCCACAAGCACCAGAAAGAAGCCATCCTACACGGTATGAATACAAACCGTTGTTTGTTGTTATCACCAACAGGATCAGGCAAGTCTTTGATCATCTATACGCTTCTGAGACACTATTTGAATCTGATTCCAAAGGAACAGAAAGTTTTAATTATTGTTCCAACTATTGGACTTGTTTCTCAAATGTTCTCTGACATCTGTGACTATGCAGGCAAAGATACAAGGTGGAATCCAAGAGAACAGACACACAATGTGTATGCCGGTAAAGAAAAGAACACAAAGAAACGAGTGGTCATCTCAACTTGGCAGTCATTACACAAACTACCACCAGAATACTTTCAGCAGTTCGGTGCAGTCTTTGGCGACGAAGCACACTTGTTCAAGTCAAAGTCGCTGAGTTCAATTATGACCAAACTTACTCGTTGTCCGTATCGTATCGCAACGACAGGAACACTCGACGGAATGCTCACTCACAAGTTAGTGATTGAAGGATTGTTTGGTCCGGCGAAGAAGATTATTACAACGAAGAAGTTGATGGAAAAGAAGTTGCTTACCAACTTGACTATTGACTGCTTGCTGCTAAAATATTCTGGTAGCGATAGACAACGGATCAGAAGAACACCATATCAAGATGAGATAGAATGGCTCATCACTGACGAAAGACGAAACAAGTTTATATGTGATTTAGCCCTGAAAACAAAAGGCAATACACTCATACTGTTTCAGTTTGTGGAGAAACACGGAAAGGTTCTAAACAAAATGCTAAAAGATTGTGGAAAACCTGTGTTCTATATTCACGGCGGAACCGACGTTGAGCAGCGTGAAGAAGCCCGTAAAGTTGCAGAAACAATCGACAACGGAATCATCCTTGCATCCTATGGAACATTTTCGACCGGCGTGAACATCAAACGCCTAAATAATATTGTGTTCTCATCACCGTCAAAGAGTCGGGTCAGGGTGCTACAGAGTATTGGAAGACAACTTAGAAAGTCTATTCACAAAAGCACCGCACGACTCTACGACATCTGTGATGACTTGTCGTGGAAAAAGTATCAGAATCACACTCTTCGTCATTTTATAGAACGTAAAAAAATATACGACGCTGAGAAGTTTGACTACTCAGTGATTACGATACCACTACAGGGAGAACGGAATGAGCAAAACCCCCTTCAAGATTCTTAAATTGAGAAGCGGCGATGATATCGTTGCACATTTAATTAAAAATACAAAAGACTTTATTCGGCTTGAGCGTCCGATGCTCCTCAAAGTGATGCACTATGTTGACAACCACAGCGGAAACAAAAGAGAAACGATCGTTTTGGTAGACTGGTTGAAGGCAACCACATCCAATCACATTGACATACCGAGAGATCATATTCTTGGAATCTTTGATTGTGACCCAGACATTCTCCAAGCCTACGAATTTCAAAAGAAACTTGATGATAACCCCCAACTAGGATATAAAATGGACGACCCACGACAAATGAAACTTCCGTTCGGCAAAAGACCTATAACTCCTCCTCCGAACATTGACAATATCTTGAAGATCGTTGCAGCAAAGATTGACGATATGAAAAGCAAGATTGATAAAGAGATGGATGATCAGGACATCGAAGAAGCATTAGAGGCGATGGGTATGGACCCAGAATCAATTAAAGAAATTATCGATGATGAAGATATCGATGTTGATATTGAGATGATCGATAATAAAAAACGAAAAGATTATGGAGAATCTTTTATGGATTGGTCGCCAAAATTAGATGATTACTTGACATAAGAATAAAAAGGTGTAAAATTTTATTATGGCGAAAAACAGCGATCACTACATTGACAATAAATTATTCTACTCAGAAATGATTAAGTGGAAAGATGAGGTTAAGAGTGCGGAAGAGACTGATGACCCCAAACCACCAGTGACCGAATATATCGGTCAATGCTTTCTTTTGATTGCAGAACGTTTGTCCACTCGCCCAAACTTTGTAAATTATCCGTTCCGAGAAGAAATGGTTGGAGATGCGATTGAGAACTGTCTGATGTATGCGGGCAACTTTGATCCAGATAAATCCAAGAACCCATTTGCATATTTCACCCAGATAACGTATTATGCCTTTCTCAGAAGAATTCAACGCGAGAAAAAACAAGATCATATCAAATATAAACTAATGGAAGCAGCAGACGCAAAGGGTGAACTGGCTGCGATTCTTGATCCAGATGGAGCAAAAAAGAATCCATACGCCGCTCACCTTAGACTGACTGATAATGACATCGTAAATATGGAACCGAAGAAGAAGCGAAAGAAAAGAGCCAAAGGTTCCACAGGTGACGGAGAGTTATTTTGAAGATTGCAATTATCACCGACACGCACTTTGGTGCAAAAGGTGATTCCCAGATTTTCTTAGAACACACACTCAAGTTTTTTGAGGATGTGTTTTTTCCTACGCTCAAAGAGCAGGGAATCACAAACGTTTTACACTTGGGTGATTTGATGGATCGTCGGAAGTATGTGAACTTTCACACGCTTCATCAAATGCGGACTCGGTTTATGGATCGCCTGCTTGCTGAAAAAGTCAACGTTCACTGTATCGTCGGCAACCACGACACCTACTTTAAAAACACAAACGAGGTAAACTCTCCCAAAGAGTTGTTCGGTGATAAGTATCCAAACTTTCATATCTACACTGATCCTGTAATCTTAGGTCTGGGTGATAAAAACTTTGCAATGGTTCCGTGGATCAACAAAGAAAATCAAGATGATATTTTAGAGTGGATTCATAATGTAGACGCTCCGATTCTTTGTGGTCACTTTGAACTTGACGGTTATCAGGTGATGAGAAACGTGAAGCACAGCGGTGGTCAAGATCCTAAATTCTGTGATCGCTTTGATAAAGTCTGGTCTGGACACTTTCACCAGAAGCACGAAGAAAACAATGTATGTTACTTTGGCACTGCCTATCAGATGACCTTTTCCGATCTCTTTGAGAAAAAAGGTTTTCACATTTATGATACAGACACCGATGAGATTGAGTTTGTAGAAAATCCTCATCGTATTTTCTTTGCGATTCCGTATCGTGACAATATTGACATTGACGCAATTGACTACAAGCAATATAAAAAGTCATACGTTAAAGTCTTTGTCCACGAAAAGAAAGACCCTGCAAAGTTTGATCGGATGCTTGAGAGGATCTACGACCAAGCACCAGAGAGCGTGACGTTTCTTGAAAACGAAGCCAGCGATCCCGTTGATGATGCAACCATCGACGAAGAGGCTTTGTCCACTGATACCTTGACACTTATCAATCAGCACGTTGATGAGGCATTTAGAGATGACCCCGATGAATGCAAGCGATTGAAAGAAGTGTTCAAGGATTTGTTCCTTGAAAGTTTTGATTTATGATTGAATTCAAAAAGATTAGATGTAAAAATTTTGGCTCCTTCGGCAATCACTTCACTGAGATTGATCTGAATCGTCACCGCACCACACTGGTGAGTGGACTTAACGGACACGGCAAGTCTTTTGCCCTGCTGGACTCCATCACGTTTGCATTGTTTGGCAAGCCGTTTCGTAAGATCAACATTCCACAACTGGTGAACTCGGTCAATGAAAAGGACTGTGTGGTTGAGGTTGAATTTAACATCGGCGAGGACGAGTATATGATTCACCGTGGACTCAAGCCGAAGAAGTTTGAGGTTCACAAGAACGGCGAGTTGCTGGATGTCATCGCACGATCAAAAGATTATCAAAAGATGCTGGAGGATCAGGTTCTCAAAATGAACTACAAGTCTTTCACGCAGGTGGTAATTCTGGGTGCGTCGGCATTTGTTCCGTTTATGCAACTATCAGCCGCAGATCGTCGGACGGTGATTGAGGATATTCTTGATATTCAAGTGTTCTCAAATATGAACTCTGTGTTGAGAGACAAGACCTCGGCTACCAAAACAGAAATCAATGAAATCACAAGACAACTTTCTATTAACAAAGAACGTGGAACTGGTCTGGTAAATCTGGTCAAGTCTCTGGAGAAGAAGAGCGACGAACAACTCGTGACGCTCAACGAGGAACTCCGTGTCGCAAATCAAACCAGAGGCTCCGCAGAAAACGTGATCACGACGTTAGATGAAAAAATTTCAGGACTTCTTTTAAAAATCTCCGATGAGAAGACTGTAGATCAGCGTATTCAAAAGTATTCACAAGCAAGAATGCGTATGAATCGTGAGATTAAAGAAAATAAAAAGAATAGTAAATTCTACACGGATCACAAAAACTGCCCCACCTGCCATCAAGAAATCACAGAAGAAAGTCGAGCGGAAGCCACGACCAAGGCGGTCAACACGATTGACACCCTGAACGCTGCGTTGGCTGAACTGGAGGATATGGAGCAGAAGCAGATTGAGCGAAGTAATGAAATCTCAGATGTTCAAAAACAAATTGAAGATTTAAAATCTGACAGAATCGCTCACATTACTACAGAAAGAAACGCCCGGACTGCCATCAAGTCAATTGAAGATAAAAAAGAAAAACTACAAGAATCCGAAGAAGATGATATCCAAGATGTCAGATCAAAACTTGAAAGAGTGATGGAGGATCGTGAAAAGTTGATCAAAAGAAAAGAAGAACTTTTGGTCAAGCAAAACACATTCACACACGCAGGACATATGCTCAAGGACTCTGGCATCAAAGCCAAGGTCATTCGCTACTACCTTCCGATTATCAATGCACTGGTAAACAAGCATCTCAAAGAGATGGACTTCTACGTTTCGTTTGATCTGGATGAAAACTTCAACGAAACAATCAAGAGTCGGCATCGTGATAACTTCTCGTATATGTCGTTCTCTGAGGGTGAGAAGATGCGTATTGACCTTGCGATTCTTCTGGCTTGGCGTGAGGTATCCAGACTCAAGAACTCTGCAAATACAAACCTGCTGATTCTTGACGAGGTATTTGACGCATCGCTGGATACTATCGGTTCTGATGACTTCTTGAAACTTTTGGATAAACTCTCAACACAAAGCCATATTTTTGTGATCTCACATAAGGCAGACCAACTCGTAGACAAATTCCAGAATCAAGTATCATTCCAGAAGCAAGGTAACTTCTCTCGACTTGTGTAACCTACATAAGTGAATGAAACCACCAAGCAGAAAATCGTGCTATAATTTTAGAGTTACCGAGATTGTAAAAGTCGTTGATGGGGACACCATTGATGTAATTATTGATCTTGGGTTTGATCTTTACAAAAAAGAACGTGTTCGTGTCGCTGGCGTGGATACACCCGAAAAGAGAACACGCGATCTTGAAGAAAAAAAACTGGGTATTGATGCCACCAATTGGATGAAAGATCAATTAGAATCAGCCATTCAGGGTGAGGATGATCTCGTAATCCGAACAGAAATTGATGGTGGTTTTGGTAAGTATGGTCGGCTTCTTGGTTGGCTATACATCGGTGAAGAAACAGAATC